AATCCATGTCGTAGGAGTGCCTGCGTGTTCAGCCTCGCCTTGAAAGCTATAGAATATTTCCGAGAATCGTACTTTCATAATATACCTTTATCTAAATTTATTTGTCTATTATACGACTATTTAGACTGATTGTCAAGTGCTTTTTCTTCCTCATCCGACCGTTTCTTATCTAAATATTTTGGTCGTCTCTTAGGAATGTTCTTACTAGTTTGTGCCTCAATCTTAGCATTGTCTTGTGCTGTTAGATCTAATTGTGTACGCATCCAATCTAAGAACTCATTGCTACCCTCACCACTTCCTTCGGCATCAGCAATTAGACCTTCCAAGTCAACGCTTTGTAGATACTTCATCTTAGTATCCATTTGTCGCTTCTCTTTCTGAATACGTCTAAGGAATGCGTAGTATGTAATTTGGGTAAAGTACGCAAACGGGTTTGAGGATTTTGCGGGATCAAAGTTATCAATATATGTTAGACAGTTTTCAATACCATCTAAGATCATCTCATCGCGAAATGTATAATTGATAAAGTTTGACTTGTATGCTAAGTGGTTTGCTATCTTAATAAAGCACTCACCTAGGTAGCCTGTTACAGGAGGCTTATCGACTCCTTTTTCTTTTGCGGCAAGAACAGTTAACCTGTACTCGCTTATTTGCTTTAAGAACTCCTTATTGTCAATGTAGTGAGCTCTTGCCTTCTTCTTTTCCATTTTGGTCTCCATTATAAAAAAATTGCTTGACAAATTGTTTTTGTATGTGTATACTTCGCTATGTAGCGATAAAAGGAATAATAACTTTAATACAACTTAGTGTACAGTCCGTTTACTACCCGTTACTTGTTCTAATACTCCATCTAAATATTCTTTCTCTTCTTCAGTTAAATCCTCGACATCTTTAGCCAACGGATCCTCGTCTACTTCATCTAAAAAGCTACCATCGTAGCTAACTTCCTGTTTGTAAACTGTTTCAACTAAATTATTATATGATTGATGAAATGATTGTGACAAAGGAAAAGATGTCATAATATTAAAAGGATCAATTGAAACGTTGTCTACGTCTGTCATCATTAAATAAGGACGTATGTGGTTCATTTCGCCTACAGGCTGACCGTCCGGGGAAGGCAAGGACCTAGTTATAATTTCTAGTGGGTATTGAACGTAGGTATTTCCATCGGGAAGCAAATCCGTAATACCAACAATTGTCTGTCCATTGACTAGTTTTAAGACTTGTATATTATCCATCTACTTTTATTCTTACTAGTTTGTAATTAAATTTTTCTTCATTATATATCTTAATTCTTTCCACCATATGTCCTAGTGTGTAGTTCTTTTTAGACTTCCACATTAGATCGTCACCAACATCAAACAAGTTACAAGACGTTTTGTTGTCGCCTTTTCTTAGCCCTCTACCTATGGACTGTAAGTTTCTAATCCTAGATTTACTAGGAGAAGCGAACACAATATTATGTAGGTTCCTTATATTTATGCCCGTTGAGAATGTGCCGTATGATGCGACTATTATACAATCGTTTTCTTTCTCTGTCAAGCGTCTGATTTCTTCACGCTGTTCTGTATCTGTTCCACCAAAGACAAAGAATACTTTTCTACCCTCTGCGACTTTTTCTTTAATCATCTCATATAAGACTTTGCCGTGCTTTTCAACGTATTGGAAAAGAACAAGCGTGTTGCCTGTTTGAGATATTGTAAGGTTTCTTAGCAATGTATTGCGTACAGGATTAGTTACAAGCCAATCCATTTCCTCAGCATAGTTCATCTTTTTAACTAATTGACGATCTGCATCTGAGTATTCTAGGATCATTCCAATGATTTTCAACGTTGCAACTTGATCCGTATCCATTAGTTTCTTGGTGGTAATAACGTTTTTAACCTCACCGAAGATACCCTCTAGAACTAGTTTGTGTGTCTTTGTACCATCTAAGGTACCCGTAGTTCCTATTCTATATGGAGTAGTGGTACATTTATCTAAGATACTTGTAAGTGATTTTGCTTTAAACTGATGAGCTTCGTCTCCGTACACGACATCGAATTTCTCAAACCACGACTTTGGAAACTTATATATGGATTGCCAGGTTGATATAGTCACTGGAAAATCATTGGACTTTTCTTTTCCACCGTATATTCTATGACATTGTTCAGAAGCCTTCCAAGAGTCTGCGGATGCGTAATCTTGAAAGTCGCCGTACATTTGTTCAACCAGCGAAGTGGTTGGTACTATAATGAGTTGTTTTCTTCCTAGGTTGCTATGATAACGAACCAAGGAATAAATAATGAGAGACTTGCCAGAAGCAGTTGGGCTGACAAGTAGACAGCGTCCTCGATTAACTGCTGTTGTGATGGCGTTAACTTGGTAGTCACGCGCTTCAATACTTTTTCCATTAGATTGTAAATTTAACTCCTTTGTAAATTTAGTCATGTACGACACAGAAACAGGGTCTCCTATTTCTTCGATGTCTTTAGTTAGGGGATATTCTAGTGTGTTAGCAAACTCCTCTAGATAAGGTAGTAGGCCAACATACAATGACGATTTATACATATTGAAAAGTCTAGCTTTCCCATCCCACATTCTGTTTTTGTACAGTGGCATGAAGCGAGCACCTGGAACATCAAACGTGAAATAATCGTTTATCTCTTGTGCTGTGCTAGGGTCTGTTTTAATATGTAAGTAGCACTCGTCTACTTTTGTGACGTGTATCATATCGTTACATTAATCCGTTTGTAAATTTAGTCCATTCAATTGCGTTTTTCACGTCCCATGTTCTACTATTAAGTGAGCGCATAATACGCTCTACATAATCGAAACAAGCTCTAATATATTCAACCTTATCTGCTAAGATGATAATATCAGGATCACTGTCTAAGTAATCATTCATTTCGTTTTTAAGTGGCTGAGGTCCTAAGTATTGATCCCAACCTAATTGATCCAACTCCGACTTTGACAACTCTCCGCGGAAGTACCTCCACTTGGTTCGTCTTAGCGTCAACATTTGTGATTCATACTTTCGAGATTGAAGTCTGAAAGTAGTTAGAACATTAAGGTACTTGGCGTGTAGTTCAGATGTTTTAATTGCTGCTGAACCTAGATTGAGCTCATCAATCTGTGAGTCTTTTTTCCATTCGGCTTGTAGTTCATCAAGTTTCATAATAAAGTCCTGTTGCTATATATAACGTATTATACACTAAACGGTGTGATTGTCAAGGACAAAGGTGACCGTTTATATATTAGTAGATATAATATACTGTCTATACCTAAAAGAGGCAATCCCTTGGAAGTACTCTGTATTGCCAGAAGAGATGTCAAAGTCCAAGCCACTTAGAGCAATTGGGAATGCATCTTGAAATATGATTTTAGATTTGGCTACATTATTACTATCTAAAATAAACAATGTTGCATCACTCTTCTCGCCTAAGGATCCTTGTTTGTGAGGAGCAATGTCTGGGAAACGGTACCCTTGTGATTCTGTAAACTTTTTGTATTCGGTATGGTCTTCTGGGAAGCCCAAACCTCTTAGCCACTCATAGAGCTCTGTGTAGTTAGCCATGTTCTCTTGTATGAGGAATCTAATTGATAACTCTCCAAACTGTATTTTATCGCCTGGTTCGAAGTAATCAACTAGCGGTGTTGCTACTACTGGTGAGCCCATTGTCATATCAGGTATGTTTGCTGATTGACAAAAGAATGAAACATTAGGTAAATTGTGGACAAGAAACTTAAACCCATTAGGCTTTAGATAGTCTAACTCACTAGGGTTACCTGCATCAAAGTCTGCTTCTGTTATATTTAATGTCTTGTCCAATGCCATTATTTGCCCTGTCCTCTATATTTCTTAAATGAACGTCTTCTATGTTTGTTCATTGTACTGGTGTTTTGTTTTGTTTTTCGCCCTCTGCCACCATCGCCTTGTGATGTACCTTTAACTATGTGTCTAAGTGCGTTCTTTGTGTTTTGCCATGATTTAGCCATTTCTCTCCATTGTAAAAATAAACACTTCCTTGTGCTTACCTACTATTTATAAAGATAAAAAAGGGCAGTTTCCTGCCCTAGTTTATTCGCACTCTTTTGGATTATCCTCACAATACTTTAATATCCGTTTAACTAGAATTTTAATGTCTTGATCGGCTTGTCTTTTCTCGTTGCGAATAGAGAAAATCCTTAGTCCTTTTTTGGTTCTTGAAGCTCGTCGGTTTGCTTATCAATCTCCGTAACTACTGTATCTACGACACCTTCAGCTGCATCTGCTGCTGTATTAACAATGTCAGAGGCATCTCTAAGAACAGCCGTACCAATGTTACCCGCTGTTTTGACAGATGTATCAACTATACTTGTAGTCACGTCTTTACCACCTTCTATAACTGCTCCAACTGAAGCACATGAAGGTAATAAAACTACAAAACCGAGGACTGCAATAATAGTGAATAATTTATTCATTTATTATACCTCTGGTTTAGTCTTCACTTAAATGTAAAGACACTACTATTTATAAGTTATAAGATTGAAGGCACAAAAAAAGGGACTCCTAAGAGTCCCTTTAAAGTGTTCCGTTGTTACGGAATTCTTTTTTTTGACTTACATCAAGTTAGAAACTTTTACACTTCTGTAGTATTGGTTTCTGTCAGCTGTAAAGTTGTCGCCGTCTGTGTTACCTGAACCGTCTACTACGAATGGGTTAGCAATCATTCCGTAACGTGTCTTAAAGCCGATTTTTGGCTGGAAGGTGCTAGGATCAATCGCTCTAACCATTTGTAGAGGAACGTAAGGACAGTAGAACAGACCTGCGTCGTATGGGCTTGTTCCTTTGTAGCCAACTGTGTAGAACTGGCTAGCAGCTCCAGTGTTAGCGGAATAAGGATCAATGTATACTTTATAACGTCCGTTAAGTACACCAGCGAATGTGTTACCTGTGTCATCAACGTTTAGGTTAGTTGAAAGTGCTGGAGTGTAGTCAAGAACACCTGCCATAGCCATTGCTGATGCAACGTCTGCTGAACAGATAATAAAGTTACCTTTACCTCTACGTGTGTCTTGTGCAATTACGTTAGCATCTCTTTCGATGTTAAACAGTAATCCTTTGAAACGTTCTACAGACCATCTACCGTTAGAGTCAACGTCTAAGTCGAATGTACCAGGTGTTGCTGTAGAAGCAGAACCTGTTTTAGCGACTTTGTAAATTGTTCTAATAACTTCTCTGTTGATTTCTGCTAGGATCTCTTGAGAGAGGATGTTAGACAATTCAGACTCTGCATCAAGACCGTGAATAGCTTTCAAGTCTTGTGCAAGTTCGATAGTGTATTCTGCTTTAAGCGCTCTAGACTTAGCGGTAACAGTTGTTTTCTCAATTGAGAAAGCCATTTCGTTAAGTGTAGTAGTATCGCCAAAGCCTTCTGCTGTAGAAGTAGATACACCGTTACCAGTAGTGTAAGCGCCGTCTACTGGATTAGATCCAGCGTGTGTGCCTGCACCTGAGAAGTCAGTGTCTGCTTCGTTAAATAATGCTTCGTCGCCTGTTTGGCTAGCATAGTGAGATTTCATGGCGAAAATAAGTCCTGTAGGTCCAGTCATTGGCTGAACACCACAGACATCATATGCCATAAGATTTGGTAATGCACGTCTTACCAAAGAGATTAGGATAGGATCGTAGTTATCGATTCCTGAACCTGTCTGGTTAGCGTGTGTTGCTTCGTTGAAAACCGCCTTTTCCTCGCGGAGGGCTTTCTCTTGGTTCTCAAGAACAACGGTAGTAACAGCACGTCTATGAGCGTCCTTGATCTCAGAAAGATCAGGGTGCTTTAATACGGGCTCCCACTTGTTTTGTAGTTCTTCTGAAAGATACATTTAAGTTCTCCTTGTTGTTTCAGTTATTTGTGTTATTATATAACTCTAATTATTTATAAAAAATTAAACTTTGATTGTTAAAACTTGGATGACTGAGAGATTGCCTTGGCATATTTTGCCATTGTGCCGTTCTCTATTAAGGCATCACCTTCAACGCTATCAACTAGTTTCTCCGTAGACTCTGCAACGTCTTTGGGAAAATAGTTTTCCTTAACAACGACAAGCTTTTGTCTATACATCTCTTCACTTCCAAAAGAAATATCTTCACACAATGTGGCAAACTTTTCGGCTTCAGTTGAAGCTAAGCTTTCTGCTACTTCTGCAAATACTTTTTCTTTCCTCAGTTGAGTTGCTTCCTCTGTAGATTCAATCATTGCCTGTGTCTGCTCGTCGAGCTTAGATGACAGTTCATCAATCTTACTTTGCATCTCACCAAGCACATCGTATTTCTCTTCTGGAATGTCGATGTAATGCTCTGTGAAAACCTGTTGCAAACCCTTGATAAAGGATTCAGTAACTTCCGTTTTGATTCCTTGCTCAATTGCAAGTTGGTTCTCGCTCATCCAGTTTTCAGTTACATAGCTAAGGTATTTGTCGATACTCTCTACCAATCCCTCTTTTGCTGATTCCATTTCACTATTGTACTGTTCTGTAAGTTCTGCTTCAATAGCATCAACTTCAGATGTTACTCTAGATGTAACAATAGCTTCAAAGATATTAGCTGCTTTAACTTTGAAATCTTCGCTGAGATGTTCTTCGTCTGCGAACAAGGCCTTAAGGTCTTCTTCGAAAAGTGCGTCTTCTGCTTCTTCTTCAGCGGCTTCGTCTTCAGAAATTACTTCCTCTTCCTCAGCTACTTCTAATTCTGCTTCGTCTACAATCTCTTCCTCTACGACAATTTCTTCTTCTTCAGACTCAACTTCTTCTTTAGCGACGTTTCCTTTTGAACTAGCTTGTGCAACTACATTCTTAGGATCTTCTTCGTCTGAGAAGTTAGGTGCTTTACCAGCGCCTTGGCCTTTAGGAAGAGTACTATCTTTAGAGGCTTTGCCTGATGCTGCCTTGCCTACTTCTGATGTCAATCCACCTTCCTTATTGCCTGCACCACTTAGGTCCTGCATTTCGGGGTTAGCGTCTGAACTACCTTGAGTAGGGGCTGTAGCATCACCTGTTTGCTTATCTAAAGGACGATTTGCGGCGCCCTCCATAAGTTCTCTAATTTTGGATTCTACTCCCATTGTTTTACTCCCTTTTACGGTTTGTTTATATTGCCTAATATATTTATATATTCTAAATTTTGGACAATTTGTTTAAGAAACTTTCAAAAACTTGAAGTTTAGCTTCTTCTAGGTTTCCAGCTAAGGTGGCGTCGTCGATAAAATCTTTGGCTTGATCGATAAATTGCTCTTGCCAAACACCGCCAACATTAACCCATTCCTTATTTTCCATTATCCCATGAACAAAAGCATCCGGGGCTGAAGGATCTGCAACAATATCAGCAGCGGTAGCTAAGTGAAAATCGCTCTGTACTTCGTTGATACCATTTCGTTCCTTAATTGTACCCAGCCCTCTAGAGCTTACGCCCAGAGAAGCACCTTCGTCAATAAGTTCCTTAACAATTTTCCCCATAGGGGTGTCAAGAATCTTTGCTCGCCCAATATAATTATCTCCTGATTCTTTTAAGGAAACAATCATATGGGAAACTCTGTCTAAGTTTACAGTGGGGCCATCAGGATGACCAAGCTCACCGTATGCTCGTTTTTTGTCAATGCTTTCTTTTGTGTATCTTGCGACTTCTTCTTGCATCACATCTTTCGGATAGCATCGACCGTTTCTATTTGTTAGATTAGACTGTAAAAAGATACCCTCAATAAAGTGAGATCTCTTTCCAGTTTCTTCGTTAACTTCTTGGAGGTATTTTACTTCCTCGTTAATTTCTTTAATTAGTTTCATTATCCTAAGTCTCCATCTGCACCTTGGTGCTGTTGTGAACCGTAGCCTGCGTTCTTAGATAGTTCCAAGAGTACAACACCTTCGCCATTAGAAAATGCAACTTCGATATCTGATTCATTCTCGGTATTTTCTGTGAAGCCATACCAGTCGGTATAACCATTATCGTGAAGGTGGAGTATAGTCACGCCGTTTCTAGTAATGGTCGCCGACGCATTTTTGTCGCAGTACCAATGAACTCTAGAAATGTTAACTACGGGCGTACCTACGGTTTCAGTTGCCTTCTTAAGGTCTACAGACAAGTCAATTGTTGCCGTCTCTGAATTGGCTCCGCTAGCCCTTGCTACCCCTTGTACTTGGGTTAGCTTTAACATTGATACTGTTGCTGCCATTTATTCTCTCCAGTTATTTTTTCTTTTTATGGTTTCCATGTTCGAGGAGTTCTACTACCTCTACATCTAAATCATCAACTTGCACAGTCTCAATGCCGTGCTCGAACATAACGCTATACCATGAGATGTTACCCGTCTCATCGGGTTCAGCATGCTCACCAATAACAGGTGTGCCTTCTTTCCACTCTTTGTGAAAAATTTTACTTGCACACATATGCTTATCGTTCTCTAGAGAACCAGGAGCTACTCCGTCAACCGGGGCTTCTACTAGTCCACTTCTAAATTCGTTAAACTTCTTCATCTGTTTCTTCCTCTGTTTCTTCTACATCTGACTCCATCGCAGGATCATCTGTAATGTGTTCTTCTCCGTCTGCCAAACCCATTGCTTGCATTTCTGGGTTTTTAAATACAGACTGAGAAAGTTCTTGCTTATAATCATTGACGGCATTGTTTGCTCTGTCCATCATTATAGCATTAAACTTATCTTGTATTTCACTTGCCTTGCCATTTGCAATGCTGTCCATCATATCTTTAATTTGTTGTGTTTGGTCCATCTTCATCTCCACCTTGTTGTTGATCCTGCATCGGTTCTTCTAAAGACATATCCCGAGCCATCTCTTCTATTTCCTCATCAGTTAACATTAATATATTCTTTTGAACATAACTCTTACTAAATAATGTTCCTATATAACCTGATACTCCATTTAACACTTCTACTCTGCTTCTTAGAATCTCTTGGTTCTTAGATTCAGTATAGTATGCATCTGAAGCAAACTTGTATTGGATATCATCTTTAATAGAATTCCAATCATCTTCAGTAATAACATTCTTTAGTAAAAGCTGTGTCTTAAGCAAGTCGTCAAATAAGACGGCAAACTTATTCCTTAGCTTAGCGACAAACTTTGTAAATTTAAGTTCGTCTCTATTAATTTCTGCAGCACGGCCAAAGTTAAGTCCAGCCTGTTGCTGTAGTCGGGATACGGGTACGTTGAGAGATTGATATAGTTTCTTTTGAAAGTATTCTACATCTTCGATTTGCCCCAGGTTTTGACCTGCGGGTAAAGTATCAATCGCTGTGCCTGTACCACCTTCTCTACGTGGAAGCCAAAAGTCTTCCAACATAGACATAAATTTCTTATCATCTCGGATCTCGCCAGTTCCGGCATCGTAAACTAATTTATTACGATATCGATCCATAATGTCTTTTAGATATTGTTCTGCCTTATTTGTAGGCAAGTTGCCAACATCTACATAAAAAATTCTACGCTCAGGTGCTCGTGTAATACGGTAGATTACCACAGCATTTTCCATCATTCTAAGTTGGTTAGCGGGTCTAATCGCTTTGTGTAGATAAGAAAGAGCTGTTCCCTTATCCTGATCTACTAAACCACTTGGTGCATAACAAATTGCGTCCTTTGTAATCTTTAACGCATTATCATTTTGTCCTGCTTTATACTGCCCTGGCTTGTTGGCGATTCCTTTATCATTAAAAATAAAGAACTCTTCAACATCCTTAATAAACAAAACACCTTGTTCGTTTTTCTCTTTCTTTACTTCACGAACTTTAGTAATTTTTCTAGGATCGATATATCTAATATCTTTAATACCTTTCCTAGGAGCGGCGGTATCAATGACTTTATGGAAAAACATTCTTCCATCAATGTACCATCGCCTAAAATAGTCTTGAGCTCTATTCTTAAAGTCTAGTATATCTGTTATGTTTTCAAATTCTTCAAAAATTTGTTTCTTAACACTAGCACTTAATTTAACTTTGTCTAAGTTTAATGTAACGGGATCTTCATCCTCAAGATTAGACAAACAATCATTAATAATATCTTCAATAGCAGCATCAACGTCTGCCATCAAAGATATGTCTCTGTATCTTTTAATTAGTTCTGCGTCGTTATTGGCAACACCTTCTAAATCTAAGTAAGTGCCGTAATAACCACCCGCTCTAATACTTTCTACAGAGCCCTCATCAGTCGGCGCCACAAAAGATTTCTCTGTTTGTGGTGCCTTCTGACGAGAAATTTCAAACCCAAAAATATTCATATTATATAAACTCTAAAGTAGCTTTAAGCTACGTCGTAATGCTGGTATTGGAAAGTCACCGTAAATTCTTCAATGATGTCGTTCTGTGCATACTGTAATGCAATTTCAGACATCTGAATTGGAAATGCGTTTCTCAAAGTGTATGTTCCACCTGGTAATACGTCGTCATTTCTATCTAAGTGTTCTACAACAATATCAGCTTGGTATTGATTCGGGTTAAGCTCTCCCGTGTTATCTCCTTTACCGTTCATCCCTTCCATCCATGCTTCAAAAGCTTTTCTTAGAGACTGTTCAGTATCATTAACAATTGTAATGGTCCAAGGATCAAAAATCCTTTCGCCTGCTAATTTAACTTCACGACCTCTATACTGGATGATTGCTGGGTTTACAGTAGAAGCAGGCAATGCTGCTCCTGATACCAACAAACTGTAGGAAGGATCTACGCCTGAGACATAACCCGGAAAGCCTAGCAAAACTCTAAACTGATTAGGTCTTGCTCCGCCTGCGCCAAGTCTGGCTTTAAATTCTGTTATATTCATTTAGTTCTCCTAATTACTTTTATTTATAACGGTTACGCTCCGACTTCTTCAAAAGAAACGCCGGTACGTGTAGCTATAAAGTTAAGCTGAATAAAGTTAATGGATTTCGCAGGTTTCAAGTAAATGTCTGCTACGAAGCGATTGCCGTCAATGACTTCAGGAGTGTTGTTACTTTCGTTACAAACCACTTTAAAGTCATATAGACCCCTACGTCCTTGTACGTCTCTAAGGAACGGTTCTACAAGAGAACTAAACTGTGCTCTAGTGAATGCATCATTGAATTCAAAGAGTTGGAATTTAGCTGCGGTTGCAATTGCTTTTTCAAGAACAATGAACAGTCTTCTGACGTTGATTCTGTCGAATGCTGAAGGTTTGGAAAGCATAGTCTTGTCACCAAACAGTACAGTACCTTCTCCAGGGAACCCAACGATTGGGTTAACACCGGCTTTATAAATGGTGTCTCTGTCTGTTTTGTTAGGTGTGTAAGCCATCTTAACAACATTCTTCAGTTGACCTCTATTATATCCTGCAGGAGAGAACCATGGATCAGCAGCGTTATCTGTGATAACACATACGCCCGCGGTGTCGCCGTTGCAAGGTACATATCTGTAGCTATCGTTGTATCTGTCGTACATAAGTTTCCAACCACTGTCCATAACAGAGTATGAAGTAGTTGAATACAAGGCTCTATCTGTTACAATGGATGCTGCTTCTGTACCTACGTTATTTACAACACTAGCTTTCTGTGGGCTAATGAATACTAAACAATCCTTACGAACAGTTGCAATATTGTCTTGGATATATCGTCCAACAGTTGTGCTGTGTCCTGCTGCTAGGAGCAATGATACATCTACAAGTTCATCATTTGCGAACAAGCCGTAACCTGTTTGAATCTGTCCGTCTGTAGGTGCTGCATCTGCTCCACCTGTTAAAGTGTCGTCTGATTCGCCGCTGACGTGCAACGATGTGAATGTAGTTGTAGAGTCTAGACCCCAAGTTGTTTCTGCTGCTGGGTGATCTGTCCACCAAATGTACAAGGACTGAGAGTTAATTACTTGTTTGTAATAATTTGTTTCTCCAGTTCTTCCTGTAGCATTTGAGGCTTTAGATACGCCTGCAAATTTTTCTAAGATCGAACCTGCTGTACCCGTGAATTTTCCTAACGAGTCAATAACAATGATGTGCATTTCATCGTTAGATCCGCCGGCTGCTGTTGTTGATGCAGTAGTATCAGGGGCATAATCAAATTCGTCTTTATATGTCCATGTCGCATAATCACTTGAATCGGCAAATGATACTTTAATAGTATCGCCTAATGTACCTGGACATTTTGCAGCCCACATACCATTAGTACCTAATCCATTAATATGATTAAAAGCATAGTCATCTTCGTTACTAATTAAAACACCGGCAGTTGAACCTGAGTTTAGAGCGCCTGTACCCACTGTACGGACAACCTGAAGGTTGTTGCCATAAGCTAGGAAGGAAGCGGCTGTAAACCACGTTTCTGCGGTATCGTTATCGGGCAAGCCGAATGTTTTTCTCAGAGTATTCTCTGAATCTATTGTGCGAATAACATCACATGGACCCCATTTGAAGTAACCCGCGATACCGCCGCCAGTTGTGGCGACTGCAGGAACTACAGTTGTTAAATCCTTTTCTGTGACGAGAACGCCTGGTGATAGCTGAAAAGCCATGTTTATCTCCTCGGTTTATTATGAATGACACAAGTTTTGTTTCATTCAATTATTTATAATTTTTAAAATTTAAGTCCTAGTTCTTTTACTTTGTTACTGTATTCTTCATCCAACAACCAATAATCTCCCCCTATAACTTCGCCTTGAGGTTCATCGTTACCTTTTCTCATAACAAACGGAGTAAGGTTAGACTTAATCTGCTTCATTTGATGATTGTACAATTCCTCTCTAGAGTTAATATCAGTCAACTCTTTAAAAAATGGCATATTGGTCAACCATCCAAATAGAACCATACACATAATAAGATCATCATTGTATCCCTCGTCTGCTTGGTAAGTATTACCTTTTTCAACAAACGTAGACATCTCATGTATGATATCTGCATCAAAACATAATAATTTTTGTTCTTCCATTAAACTCTTAAAGGAAAAACATCCTTGTCGCTTAACTTGTCTAGAAGTAGTAACTCCTAGCTTAGTTGAACGACCAAAACCAGGCGAGACATATTGTCTGCCCTTTTCTGTCACTGTGCTAAACAGATTGTCGTATTCAATCTCTTCGTGTAGCAACTCTACGACTTGCTGTCCTATATCATTAGTCTCAACAAGCACATAAGCATTATTATAATCTTCTCCCACCTTAGATATCACATTAGGATACAACATAGGAGCGATTTTATTATCTTTATATTTGGCTACTACTTTATACGGCATTTCGGTAATATCAAAAACAACAAAGGCAGAATAATCCCCGCCGATACCTCTAGCCGTGTCTACTGTAATAGCATAGAACCTATTTTCTTTAGGTTCGTTATATATATCCAAACCACTATTTTGATATACTGGATCAATCGAAGATAGGTTGCCAATCGTCTTAGCATTAATAAGAGTGTTACTAGAACCTAAAAATTCACACAAAACTTCCTGGTTAAACTTCAATTCGCCTAGAAGTTTAAATTGTTCTTCTGCCCAAGCTTCATCTCTGCCAGGGATTTCAGTATAATGTATGAAGTGGTTTACAAATCCATTTGCTTTTTTCTCTGCTTCGTTCCAAAACTTCCAAAAGTGATTATATCCTAATGGAGTAGAGGTAAGAAGAATCTTTGTAGTTTCACCTGCTGAAATAGTAGGATAAACAGAAGCAAAGAACTGTTCCGCAACATTGTTTGGAATAATAGCTGCCTCATCAATGTATAGCCAGTTTACAGACTTACCTCGAATACCACTGGTAGTTGTGGCTGCGGTAAAAACCTTACAGTTATTTTCCAGCTCAACGTCACCCTTGTTCCAAGTCTTAACACCTTGTTGCATCCATATAGGCAAGTTCTCGTACATTGTTTGGTAACGTGCCAATACTTCTCTAGCAGCGGCAGTCTTGTTAGCCATAATAGCTACAGTTTTATCTTCTTGGAAAATAGTATACCACAGAATACAAGCTGCGGCAGTTACAGTCTTACCCTGCTGCCTGCCTTCCATAAGAATGACCTTACGATTATTTAAAATAATATCTACTTTTTCTTTTTGACAGTCGTAAAGTTTGAATGGTTGTAAACCTCTGTCCAGTGTAATAATCTGACAAAAGTTTTCGATGAAATAGATTGCGTCTTTTTGACACTTTAGATATTCCGTAACTTGTTCTTTTGTGAAGTCGTGCTTAAAACCTAGCGCTTTTAAGTTAGGGTTGCCGTGATATGATGTTTCTATTTCGCTCATATTCTTACTAGTTCTTTTGGAGTTGCGTCAACACTTTCATTCAACAACCGTGCTTTTATTTCTTGTTCCGTAGTATTATTTATACGTCTAAGAAAGTGGGAAAAATAGCGACTATGTCCCGAAATTCCTGTATGAAACTTATCTCTAGCTTTATCGTCTATCCAAACTTCCTTAATAAAAAAGAACTTTGCACCATTTAATCTACAAACATTTTCTATAGCATCTAAATTTCTTTTTCGATTTAGGTTCAATTCTTCGTCGGTTTCAATTAAGTGTTCATAATCTAAGGACCATGCGCCAACATTAAGGTGATGCTTTTTTGTGAATAGCTCTCGTCTTTGTAATGGTGGCTCTGTAAGAAAAACATATTTAGGTTTTACATAAGGAACCCAAACACTAGCAATACGATAAAAGTGATCAAACCCTCCGCCAGGCTCTGCTAGGTTATAGTGGGTTAAGTTTAACTCTTTGCCTAATAAATACGGCCAAGTTTTATCCTCAGGCAAACCAATACCGGCTACTGTACTAGGCCCTAGACATATAATACTATTTGAGTTTTGTTTTAACTCCGCACATCTAAATCCCTGAGCATTCATCTCATAAGTAATAGGTAAGTCCCATTCTGGATTAGGTTTATTATCTGTAGAAATATATTCTAGGGTAGCAGGTAGCTCGCCACTATATTTCCACTCACCATATGATTTTCCTATGTCGTACAATCTATCCAAACCTTTGCGCCATTGTTCCGCCTCACGTCCATTGATAACGTCAATCCTCTTTCTTCGACAACTCTATCTGTTCCTCGTTTAACGGAGTCCATGGCTGTTGAAAAATAATCATCAATAACAAGATAGCTCTTACAATATGGCAACCAAGCATCTATACAAGCATAAGTAGATTCTTCACTGTGGTCCGCGTCTATGTATATTAAATCATATGAGGGACCAAACTTGTGGTTGTCAAATGACATTGGAAATTGTAATGGTATTTTTTCATATGTGATATTAGGAAAGTCTTTTATGTTTTGTAAAAAGTTTTTCTTAATTTCAGTTCCCCCTTGATAAAATGGGGGCCAAGCTTCCTCAAACTCTGTTTCTCTAACAATAAAATCAGGCCAAGCATCTATACAATGTATATCAACTTCTTTTTTTAGTGTGTTGCAGATGTGGTTAATCATAAGAGCACTCTTGCCCTGATAACTGCCTACTTCTAATACGGAGATTTTATTTTGTGGGATTTTTTTGAGTATCTTTTCAAAAAAGAAATAACAACCTAAGCCTGCATAGCCTTCAACATCTTGCCAATTCATAATATATTATCCTTCAATAATTTTTGTATCGTCTTCTTTTCCTAATGCCCTAAGTAAATCTTTGGTACTACCAACAAATAAGTTGTTATTAGTTGTGGCTCCTTTGCTCTTAGGTTTGTCGTCTTGTGTTATCTTCTTTTGTTTTGCCTGAACATCTAACATATCTTTAGCATTGTTTTGTAAAGAGTTAATTAGCTGCCCTGCCACCTCATATGCTCTAGGGTGATCGCTATTTTTAGCAATGTGCATTATGCCCTGAATTGCTTCTTCACTGTATGCTGCTGATCTTTTTAGTATGTCTCTGGCTTCTTGGAAGTCATCTTCTAACTGTTGATCGTGTGTTTGCTCTGGCACAGGCAAGTTCTTTTCCTTTCTTACTTCGGATAAGTTTTTATCCAAAGCAAAAGTAGGTTTTGTTTTAAATGCTTTATCCAAACTTTCAAATGTATTATCAGCTGACATCTTCGCCCTCAAAACTTTCTAGTATATTACTTATATAATCGTAGTCATCTGCTGGTGTTAGCGTTTTATCCGCAACTCCTTCAAGGGTTGCTACCTCATGTACTGATTTAACCTGTACAGTATCTAAATCTATATCAGTGTATAGTTTAGCAATTGATTCTTTAATAACTCCCACGTTAGCAACGTAACCATAGAAGTTTAGACGCATCGTAAAGTTTAATGTCCATATGATACTTTGTCTAGATGTAAAGTCTCCCTCATATTGGTCATCATAATCTACCCCGTCTAAAGTGATCTTAATATCTCTTTTGATTCCTAGTTCTGGTAGCTCGTTGATTGTAACATTAAAGTCTGGATTGAAGAACGGGAATACCTGTTCCACAACCTGTAAAGCATCTTCTTGGTTTTTAGCAAAGACATATAATGCAATGCCCATATTATATGGCGTAGATATAAATGTAGTTCTTACTGTATTAGTATCATCTCCTGCGCCCACTGCTCGGTTTCTTTGTATAGGAGAAATTTTTCTAGCTGAGTCATACTGTAAACCAGTAATTTCAAACCCGATCCTAGGCAATGTTATTTGTACATCTCGATATTCGGTAATGTCGGGTACAGCGGCGATCCTAGCTAAGAACTTTTGTTTTGTTGAATATGACAAAGGAACCCTAATAACTTGCGATACAGTTCCGTCTTTGTCTTTCCTCTCAATATTAATATTATTAAATATCATACCAAAAGCTACAATAGCCTTCTTTATATGAGAGTGATAAAAGGTTTTATTTTTAAACATAATTTAACTTCCTCCTAGCTCACCGAATGGATTAATTTCTGAGAAGTCTAGGATAGACTCAATTTCATTCTGAGTAATAAAGTCTGTATTGTCAGTATTAACATTTGTTTTTTGTGCTTGATATTCTTCTAGAACTAATCCTCCACCCACTTCTTGCTTAAGAAGTCCACCGTCTTCTAACAACATTTGATATTGTAACATATCCAAGCTATTAGTGTCTTCTATTTCATCGGCATCTGTGCCTGTATCCAATACCTCTGAGCTGTACTGGAACAATTCGCATTGTAATCTATATACAAAAAGTTTACCGACTTGATAGAATGGGTTAGTAAATTCTACAAGTTTAATTTCAAATATAGAACCTGTCTTTGGAAAATATAAAAGATCTCCTTCTGCAGGACGCTCATTAAGAGTAAATGTTCCTCCACTAGTTAAAGTGGTTTCTTCCCAGCGTCTCTGAGAAACTATAAATGTAGCTTGGTCTCTTATTTCAATACCAAACTTTGTAAACAGATCGCCTTCGCCGTCAAAGCCGTTTACATTTTCCAAATACATTTCTAATGGATATGATTGAGTAAACTGAGATAAGGTATCCTCATCAAAGATAGTGTCTCTGTTTACAAGTGTTCTGGGCATATAGTAAATATCGTGCCCATAGATTTTTAATGATTCAATTACAAGGTCTTCTACTAATCTTTGTTCATTAGTGGTTCCGCTTGTATCACCATTCTGAAAGTAAAAATTCGTTGCCATGCTTACCCCACGTAGAAGCTAGGGGGTAACTCATATCTTCTCTGCATCTCATCTTCAATATTATTGATATCAGTGATTGCTTCTTGAAAGATTTGGTCACCGTTTAAAGTAACTCCTCCAGGTAGTGCTATGCCTCCAAACTTCTTCATGTTTTCTCCCCACTGTCTTTTGATAAGAGCAGTAGCATATTTTTTCAAAAACATATCATCATAAACCTCTGAATACGTTGCGGGGTCAACAATAGCATATGCCTCTGCCACAATGTAATCACCTGGATTGAAGGTTCTATCCCAATCCGTATCAATATATAATCTATTTGTTTTTCTATTCCAACGTATTTGTCTTTGAGTTACAAGTAGTTGTTCTAGAGTCGTTAGGTGAGACTGTACCATTGAATAGTATGTCATGTCTGCACCCATTAGGTTATAAAGATCATTTTGCCTAAATTGATACATTAAATCAAACAATGTTCCATCTTTAGTGTTAGACTGTGCTGCACCACCAAAGTTGAACATTCTAATAATACCAGTAATTCCGTTACTGATAGGAACCCAACCGTTTTCTATATCACCTGCGGAGTAGAAGTCTGTGCTCTGAAGAGTTGCAACTAGTCCTGATTGTGAGCCGGTAATTTGTTCTCCGCCCACAAAAGTTCCAGAAATCTTTTCTACTGTAATAGTATTAAGCGCTCCGGAAGAGACTACAGTTGTAGCCCCAGAAGTTCCGCCAGTTAATTTCTCGCCCTTTTGAAAACTACCTGCAATAGATGTAGCAATCCTTAAACTGCTACCTGTGACTTGGTGTTGAACATAAGTTCTTTCAACACCATCGAAATGATATTCCTGCCAGAGTTGTATGGCATCGTCGATGCGATCGTTGACTTGGTCTTCGTCAACGTTAATCTCTATGACTGGAAACCCTAATCGTCTAAGACAATAATCTATAAGTTCCTGTCGTGTTGATAAAGCCATACATTTACCCTAATTTAGTTAAGCAGTGTTCCACTAGTATTATATATGTCGATTCTATATCTGTTCTCAATAGCAGATGCTGTTAACAATGAAGTATCGTTACTAGCAAATGTTTCTGAGCTATTTAGAATCGCCGCTCCAGCAAAGTCAGCTACTGTTAATTCTGGAAGTCTAGCACTTGGAAGAGTACCGCTAACCATGTTAGAAGCATTAGTAAAGAACGATGCTGCATTTCCTTCTAGTAAAGCGGAATCTAATCCTGAACCTGCACCGTCAACTGTTTTAATAGCTGTCAGTAGTTCTGAAGGAGTAGAATACGACTCATTAAAGCTAATAACACCTGTTCCACTATTATAACTTACATCGCCTGTAGCGCTAATTGCTGCTCTTGCTCTTGCGTCAGTAAAGTATAAACTTGTACCTTCAGCCAAGTCTGCAGTGTCTTTGCTACTTAGATCTAAGTTGGCACCTGTTGCCGCAGCTACTCGAGCATTTGCTCTTGCATCTGTGTAGAACAAGTTGGAGCCTTCAGCTAAGTCATCTGTGTCTAAAGTTCTAGTTCCGCCTAACGCTGTAGCTACACCGTTAATTGTAATTTCTGAGTTAGACAAAGAGCCGTTGGCAATATTAGATAATGTGTTATCCGAACCGCTAATTGTTTTGTTTGTTAATGTTTGTGTTGTGTCTGCGCCAACCATTTCTGAATAGTCAGAGCCGTTGTTTGTAAACTGCCACTGATCAACTGCTTCAACCCATTTAAGTTGTACTGCTGTCGAATCTCCTCGAAGAACTCTAATTCCTGCATTCTCACTAGGAGTTCCAGAAGTAAAGTTGCTGTTTAAGTCGATAATGTTATCAGCCAAACTAATTGTTTCAGAGTTGACAGTTGTTGTAGTTCCAGAAACTGTTAAGTCTCCACCAATCACCACGTTGCCTGTTGCTTCTAAATTATCATTGACATAAACTTTACCTGTACCTTTACCAGTAAGTGTTAAGTCTGTATCTGCTGTTTTAGATTCAAGCGAATCAACGTTGATTGGGTTTGTGAATGCAATTGCGTTGCCGGCGCTGTTTGTAATATTAATACCGTCTTCTAGTTGAAGAGGTCCTTTAATTGCAATAACACCTGATCCAGTTGCATCTAACTCTACATCGCCTGAACCACTTGTTTGAAGTGATAGGTTTTGGTTTGCATCTGCAGAAACAGTGATTGTACCTGAGTTATCAGAAACAACCTGTTGTCCGTTTACATATAATGAACCAGGACCTACGTATACGTCCCTCCATTGTTTTGTTGTGCTACCAAGACTATGTGTATTATCTGTATCTGGGATAATATCGCCTTGCATTTCAACGTCTGTTGTAAATGTAGCACCTGCAAAAGTTGGGTTAGATGTAGTATCTACTGCTTGTCCAATTGCTACTGAACCAGATGTTACTGTAACACCTGTGCCGCCACTAATGGCTGCTTGTGCTCTAGCATCTGTATAGTAAAGCTTGGTTGAACCTTCTGCTAAGTCGTCAGTGCTGAAGTCCGTCATATCAACAGTAATGCTATCTGCATTTACACTGATACCTGTTCCTCCGACAACATTAACTTCTACTAGTCCAGACTCACCGCCACCTGTCAAACCATTACCTGCTGTAACGCCTGTAATGTCTCCAGATTGTCCGTTAATTGTTAATGTTCCAGCATCATCGTCATAAGACAATGTGATGCCGGTGCCTGCTGCTAAAAGAGCAGCTACTCTATCGTCAATACGTTCGTTCGTTGAAAATAGATTTGTTGACCCTTCTGTAAGGTCATCTGATGTTGTGGGAACTGCTGAGTCTTTTGCTATTACATATCCACCTTGTGTGCTTCCATCATGGACACGGAGTTCTGAGTTCTCTGTATCGAAGGAAAGTTCACCGGCGGCACCAGTAAAAGCATTGTTTTGTGCTTCAGTTCCACGTCTAAATTGTACCTGTGTTGGCATTTCTAATCTCCTAAATTATTTAATATGTTCCGCCGTCTAATGTAGAGCCGTCAGCGAGGGTATCTGCTTCTACCGTACCACTAATATTTGTAAAGGGTATGTTACCTGAAATATTAGAAGCCGAAGCTAGCATCAATTCGTGACCGCCTTGAGTAGCACCATCGTGAACTCTCATAGCATAGTTACCAGTATTAACTGTAACCTCTCCGGCTAAGCCAGTGAAATTATTGTTTTCTGCTGTAGTACCTCTTCTAAATTGTACTTGAGTTGTCATTGGTTATACTCCTAGATTTTGAATTAAAGTGTTCCGAAATCTTCAGTTATAAGTATTCCAGGAGGAGCAGTTCGGCAATCATAAGATCTTTCAGTTGCAACACCAAAAGCATCTACACTTGATGCAGTCATGTCGCCGTAATCACCTGTTGGGAACACCAAGTTGGCATCTCCTACAACATAGTTAGATACTGCTACAACCGCACCGTCGGTATTCTTTGTATAAAGTATCTTGTCTGCTAAATTTAGAGCAACCTCACCAACTTCTAAGTTAGCCTGCGTGGGCACCGCCGAAGCTGTTTCCGACCTCTTCAGTTTGATTACTGTGTCTACCATCTTCCTCTTTCTCCTGTATGTTTAACTCTTCTAACTGAGCCGTAAGAGCATCTCGTTCTTTTTGTAAGATATTCATTCTAGCTTTTAGAACGAGATTTTCTTGCGTTGTTTCGTTAAGTTTTGCACTTAGTAATGCAATATATTCGTCAACTACATTATTTGGATTTTGTTCACTCATAATATTTCCTTTAATTAATTATTCTAGAACGTACCGCCGTCTAGTGTTGCCCAAACAGGCGTGCCGCTAGCATCTGCCATTAACAGTTGCCCTTCTGTGCCTGCTGCTGTTACTTGTAGAGCGCTAGTTCCGTTACCATAAACGATACCGTTTGAAGTAAAAGTGCTTGCGCCAGTACCACCGTCTGCAACACCAATCGCTGCTGATAGTCCAGAAATAGTTCCGCCTGTTACGTTGCCTTCAATGTTGGCAACCAATGTTGCTACGGAATAGCCACTTGCTGTAGTGTCAACAGTTGTTGTAGGCTCAACGCTAGAGCCAGTAAACATTTTGTATTTACCGTCATTAGCATCTCTGAATAAACCAGAGTATTTGTCAGCGCCGTCGTTAAAGATACCATAAAAACCAATGTCTAAAGCGTCACTAGAGTTGCCAGTTGCTACTTTAAATAATGGATCATTAACTGTCAATGTCTGAGAGTTAACCTGTGTTGTAGTTCCAGAAACTGTTAAGTTACCAGATACAGTTAGGTTACCGCCAATTGTTGGGTTTGTTGCTAGTCCAACTTGAATTTGATTGTCTGATACGGTTGTTGTTACTTCGTTAGCTGTACCAGCAAAAGTAAGTGTTTCGCCACCAGCTACTGTATCATTTGTTCCACTGTCCGCTGCAATATCAAATGATGTTGCAATTGCTGCTGTAGTTGCAGCAGTGACCCTACCTTTAGCGTCTACTGTTAAAACAGGAACTGCTGTTGTAGAACCGTATGAACCTGCGGATACGCCTGAGTTAGAAAGATCAAGTGTTACACCTGCTGTTTCAGAACCTGAGCCAGTTACTGTAAGGTTGCCGCTTCCTGCGTCTGCTACTGTGGCAACATAGTTACCTGTAGTGTCTGTACCAAGTGCAATAGCGTCTGCTGCCATTGTAGTTGCAATACTTACATCGCCTGAACCGTCAAAATTTACTGTACCTGTTACGTCACCTGTAAGAGCAATTGCTCTAGCTGTTGTTAGTGCCGCTGCTGTTGTTGCTGTATCTGCGTTACCTGTAAGGTCACCAGTTACATCACCTGTTACGTTACCTGTTACATTACCTGTAAGGTCACCAGTTACATCACCTGTTACGTTACCTGTTACTGCACCAGTGATATCGCCGGTTACATCGCCTGTTACGTCACCTGTGACATTACCCGTTACGTTACCAGTAAGGTCGCCTGTTACGTCACCTGTGACATCTCCGGTTAAATCTCCTGTTACGTTACCTGTAAGATCAGCTGTAATTGTTCCTGCAGAGAAATCTCCACTTGCGTCTCTCTTAACAAGCTGTGAAGCTGTGTTAGAAGAAGAGGCACCGTCTACGATATCGGTGTAAAATTTACCACCGATTTTATGTACAACCTGTTGATTTGAGGAATCAACCGATTCAATATAAAGAATCGCGGAATCACCTGAGTTGGCTTTATCCTGGCTATACGCCAGTTCGCCTTCGTTTAGATCCGATGTTGTAGGGGCTGTAGCTGCGGTACTTCTTTTAATTTGAATTACTGTTGCCATTTATTATCTCCTAGAATGTTTGTTTGTAATTTTATAATATAAATTAAAACTCTTAATAAGTACCACCATCTAAGCTTTCCAATTGTCCTGCTTCGATATTTTGTGCTACCCACTTGCCCGTAGGCTCATCATATACCAGTGTATAACCATCCTGTAAACCATTCGATATGTCGATATTCGCGAGCTGTTCTACTTTAGCACTGGTCACCTGTTTAGAGTTTTTGGTGGTGTTAGTAATTACTCGGTTTGAAGATCCACTACTTGGTATAGTTATCTTGATAGCCATTATCGGGTTACCTCTGGAGTTACTGTTACGATTCCTTCAAGCACTCTTAATGTTTCTGCACTTGAGGAAATCTCAATATCATATACATATCTTCCTGCTTTAAGACTTGAAGTCTGTTCTGCTGTTAAAGATATGGTTAATTCGCCCGTCAAATTTGTTTTCGCGGTTGTAAAACTTGTATAAGTATTACTGTAATACGATTTTCGTATTTGCGAATTCACAGTATAACTAGTCAGGTCCTTATCTGAACCGTCTTCGTTATCTAATTGCATAGTAAGAGAAAAAGTTGTACCTTGATCTATTACTAAATTTGAAACAGTTGCCATTTACGGGTTATCCTTTTATACTCGTTTATTTATAAGAAAATATAACTTGATATGAAAACAATTTTGACATTAAAATACGGGGACAAATATACGTCTGAGGACGTTAATCGTATTTATAATTCTATTCCAGGTGACTACAACCGCGTCTGTGTAACTGATAATCCTATTGGACTCAATAAAAATATAACAACAATACCTATAGATCATGAAATTGAAGGGCATTGGGAAAAGGTTAAACTGTTCAAACTTGAAAACTTAGGCAAAGTTCTTTATTTAGACTTAGATATTAGAATACAAAAAGGTATAGAACATTTGTGGAAAATGCTTGACAAGAACCCCATCATATGTTACACTTACTGGAAACCTCAAGAATTCCCTTATCACAAAGACAGTAGGTGGTCATATAATTATTTAAGCAATTTTAATTCTAGTGTGATGATGTGGGAAGATAACAGACATATATATGATTACTGGGAAAAGAATAAAGATTACTATATGGTAAAGTATGCAGGTGATGATAGGTTTTTATACCATGAGAGTTTTACATTTGAACACTTTCCCGAAAATGAGGTTTATTCATTTTGGTTTGATGGTGGTAAAATAAAAGACGCAACAATAGCATTATTGAATGGACAAGAATCAGTTCAAGAGGACATAGCAAAAAGATATGATGAACTTCGTATGTATCAAATGGGGAAGTAAATATTCTCCTGAATATGTAAACAATTTAAAGGCAATGGTTGAGAGACACTATACTCGACCCTGCACCTTTACCTGTTTTACAGATGACGCAGAAGGACTCGATTGCGCCACCGCGCCTATCCCCAATATTGAGCCACTGCATCCAGACTATTGGTTTGGAAAGGAAAACTTTTGTTGGGATCGTGCTAAGTTCCTTGTATTCAACTCTCATAAGTGGCTAGGCTATGAGGGTAAATGGTGTTACTTTGATTTAGATGTTATTGTTCAAAACAATATAAACGATCTATACAATCTAGCAAACAAACCTAGAATAATCGAATCTAAATGGCAACCACCCGGACAACAACATGAGAGATTCTTTATTGATATTAGAGGAACTTATTTTAATTCTAGTATGATGTGTTGGAATGGGAGTCAATGTGAGAAAATTTACTACGATGTTCTAGAACACCAAGATGTAGTATTTAAAACATTCTTTAAAGGATCAGATAACTACCATTACTGGAGACAAAAAAAGTTCTGGGGCAACATTCCTTGGGATTGGGTTTACTCTTATAATAGAGGAGCTCATCATAAAGAGGATAAAGAGAAGTATAAATATAGAGAGGAGTATAAAGTTTGTTTGTTTAATACAGACTTAACTCCAGACCCTGCAGCTAAGGCGCAGATTAAAATGAGTGAATTACAAGATGAGAAACTTTTGAGGCATTGGCATGGAGCTAACTTTAATAGCAAACTTACTGGATAGTAAGTACAGTCAAATCCATATAAACAATTTCTATACTCAGGCAAAGAACCTGATTGAGCAGCCTTTTGACTTCTTTGTTTTCACTACACAGGAAGAACTCGACAATATCAATAGCACTAAAAAGCGAGACGGCTTTGTAGACGGCATTCAATTCCATGTTCCAAAGTATGGAAAGCAGTGGTTAGAAATAGACTTAATACAACATACCAAGGATAATGGAGTTAGTCTTTTTACTACTCCAAACGTCTTATTAAATGATCCTATGGCCCTTTTATCGTACAAAGGCAGTGGTATTGATAAAGTTTTAATGCAAGACGAAAATGTTACATATTATATACATAAGAACAAATATGTACAGAATCTGATACAAAAATGGGATAGAGACGAACAAGACATAACATTTTATAACTACGAATTCAAACAAGAGTTTCAAGTTAACGAACTACCATCACTTCCGTTTTTAAATACACAAAACAAAGACTATCCAATTAGTCTTACAGATGATATCGTTACCTTTCCTTATTGGTACACTCATACTCTTGACAGCTACGTAGAAAACTGTTATAATAGGTCTATAGATTTGTATCCTTACTTGCCTTCTGAAATAGAAATGGAAGTAAATGGATTTAGCTATGATGAGGTTGTTAGGATCTTTAATAAGGACTTTCTAGGAAAGTCTAGAATGACCAAGTTAATTTTATCCAATGACGTAGAAGAGCCAAGTTTATGTGAGGACTTTTACGACATCTCTGAATACTTTCTAGAGTTTGAAGGTGTGAGTGTAGATGTATTAACAGACTTAACATCACATGATGAATTTTGGTGGGGTAGCACCGGGATACTATATAGAAAAATGGGTAACATCACTGCTACAATTGATGACATTAATAACAAAGACTTTGATAAACAAATTACAAATGCAAAGGCCTTGTTAAAGAGTGGAGCTCGTGTTTTTTGGCAATACACTAGAACCACACAATCTGATAATGACATTGAAGAGGCAAGAGCGTTATCCAAAAAACATAAATTCAGTGGCTTTACTTTTATTGAAAACAAGCCACCTGAACTACCAGTTAAAGAAGAAAGAATAATTGTTAAAGAACTTCCAGACTATAAGTTAATAGAACTTGATACTCTACAAACAAAACCTAAAGAGGCAGACTATGTAGATGTAAAAGTTAAATTTGAGAAGAAGGTTAGATGTAAATCTAAAATTGAGAATAAATGTTACATAGACAAGCGAGGAAATGTTTTCCCGTGTGTTTACACTGCTAGAGAAATACTAGAAGCAGACATTAATCCTTATGAAGATACAGACATCATATATAATTGGAAGGCCAACAATTGTAAGTTAGAACCGCTAGAGTCTATTTTGACGAATGCTTTTTACACAGCATACTTCAATAATAAATTAAAACTAGACCCTAGCAACATTTGTAAACTAAAATGTGGAGCGTGCAAAAATGTATAAATCAACAAGGAAAGCGGATGCGTATTTTGGATCCTTTGATACTTGGGATAAAAAAGATACGGACGATGTAATCGACTCTGTTAGAAACGGCAAGTTTGTTTCTATTGTCGTTCATTGTAATAAAAATCAATTTGAGGAAAAGACAAAGGATATTGTTTCTGAGCTAGTTAACTATAGCTTGATGTATGGTAGAGATTTTGTCATTCAACACGTCGTGGAAGAACTATGAGGGTAAATATAGTCTGCTCTAAATGGGGCTCAAAGTATGGGCCTCATTTTGTTAATCGTTTGTATAACATGACGAAACGGCATGTCGACAAAAAACACGACTTTCATTTTTATTGTTATACCGACGATGCAGAAGGACTTTTAGATGATATTAAAGTTATTGATTTTCCTGATATTCCCAATATCCATCCTAAGTATTGGTTTGGTGGCGACAACTTCAAGTACGGCATGGCAAGATGTTGGGATAGACCCAAGACGTTTGTATTCAATACTCATAATTTTGCAGACGATAAACCTACTGGCCGCTTTATTTTCTTTGACTTGGATGTCATCATTCAACGTGATTTAGAACCTATCATTACTTACAACATGGAGCGTCCTACAAAGATGCGTTCATGGTGGCAAGATCCCCGCCCAATGAAAACACGAAGATTCAAACTTTCACACGGCGCATACACAAACGGGTCCTGTCAAGTTTGGAGCGATGATCAATGTGAGATTATTTGGAACGATGTATTAGAGAATCAAGAAAAGATATGGTTCACTTATACCGACGGAACAGATAACTATCACAGTTGGAAATGGGGCATCTATGGTGAAAACCTGTGGGACTACTTCCCATCTGAATACGCCTATTCGTATAACAGAGGTAGAGATTGGGACAGTGGTGATATGGATGTCGGAGTTTATAGAGAAGGTTGTATTGTTTGCGTGTTTAATGTAGACTTACTACCATTTGAGGATAAGAGTAGAGGACACACCAAACAAGATGAGTTGGTAGATCCTAAACTATTAAAGCATTGGCAATGATAAACATTTATACCGTGAAGTGGGGAAACAAGTATTCCCACAAGCACGTTCAAGCAATTTACGAATCCTGTGTTAAGAACATTAGCTCAGAGTTTAAGTTCTTTTGTTTAACAGAAGACCCTAGAGGATTGTCTGAAGATATAAATGTTATTCCACTACCTAAAAATAATAACTTAGAAAAGTGGTGGAATAAAATGTACTTGTTTGATGATAATGTAGTTCGTCAAAAGGGCGAGAAAATGTTTTTCGACTTAGATGTTATCATTCAAAGAAACTTAGACGAATGGGTTGAGTTTGATCCTGAGGATTGTTTGTGTTTCATTAAGACACACTGGCATGATATGGAAACTCAATATAAAGATACAAGACACATTCCACATAAGTATACTGACTTGAACTCGTCAGTTTTAAGATGGAATGATAATTTAAATACCGAAGATATTACTTTATATCTTAACAAGCATCTAAAACAGATACTTTGGTATTACAGGGGAATAGATAATTTCTTCGGACACCGCGGTGTTGCTAGGATTAAATATTTTCCAATTGGGTGGGCGTACAGTTATAACCAAGGTTATATTTGGCCCCATGATACAGAAAAACAAGTCTATAGACAAATGCCTTACGTTTGTTTATTTGATTCAATGGGAAGGAAAGAAGATGTCAAATTTGAACTATAATTTTTTAAACAGTCTCCAACACTGGGGCGATGGACTAGCTAAAGTCGAACATGAAATGAAGCATAAACATGAGGACTTTAGACAGGCTCTCAATCCGAATACTATGGAAGCAGGTATTTGGATGGTGGAAGAACTAAAGAAAGTTCTAGAAGAACACTATATGAAAGAAGAAGGATTGAATATTCTTGTTCTAAATTCTTGGTTAGGTATTCCTTTAGTGCCTCTGCTTTGTGAAAACTTATCTGTAGGGCAACTACACTTGGTCGATATTGATCCTGAGGCTTTAGAGTTATCTAAAGTTTTTAATGGGCATTATATTAAAGAAGAGTTCATTAAGATTAATCACTGGAACTTAGATGTTCCTTTTGCGTTTGACGAACTTAATCAGATGAATGTAGATGTTGTTATATCTTTAGGGTGCGAACAGATGTATCCGTTACAAGATCTTTATACTGCTAACAAGCATGCAATATTTGCTTGTCAGTCTTCTAACGTAATGGAAGAAATGTACGGCATTAATTGTGTTGATAGCGAACTTGCGCTAATAGAAAATATAGGATTAAAGGACACTTATTATAGTGGCAAGACAATTCAATATTATTATTCGTGGGACGGTAAAAAGTTTTACGATAGATTTATGGCTATTGGTAAGAAGTAGCATCTTCTCCTGAGATATCTTCAATCATGTTACGCCACAATTCTAAATGTGGAATAACAAACCCTAAAGTAAGGCGATCTTCATATGAACCTGCACAATGGTAATAAACTTTGTCAGGTTCTCTACCCCTTCCGTAGTATCCTACTTTACAAGCCCAACCTGCTTTATCTTTCATTGTAACAAGTTCTTTAGTTTTAGGATCTAAATACTTAAAGAATCCATTACCCGTTGGACTATAAGATAAAAGAATATTATAGCCAGATGCATTCCAGTTATTGTGCCAGGCCATAAATCCGTCTTTAGGATAGTAAACTTGAACTGCTTGATTTCTAGCACCTAAGTAAGCACACAATTCTCTATTTAACTCTTGACACTTTTCTCTGTGTTCACGAGGAGTTCTTTCGTCCATTAATATATCTATAGATTTTGTATGTTCTGGGTATCCAACATGGGCGCCATCCTTTGCAACAATCATATCTAAGTATTCTTTTTCACAGGCAGTATCTATAGTTTCGTCGCCTGCTCTTTTCCCGTCAATATGTTTTTCAAGTTCAGTTAAGTCTTGACTAAAAAACCAGTCGGTGTACGGTTGAAGAATATCTAATAGCTCGTCGCTTATGTTAACCCATTTCATTGTCTACCTCATATAGTTGCCAATAATATATATACTTATCCCAGATACCTACTGTATTTAAGTTTCTCAAACATTTATAACCAACACTTTCTAACATACCTCGTGTTGTATCTGCAGATAAAGAAACTCCATATCTAATAGGTTTAGTTATTCCTTTATCATCAGATCTAGCAAACGCCTCTCTACCATCTTCCCTAGTATTATACTTGACAATAGAATCTTTTGCTTCTAAATTAGATATAATAATTCTTTTAGGTTTAGATCGGTTTACTATCTGCTCTAACAAGTGTTCTGGTGCTAGCAAGTGATAAAGTAGTCCGCAACAAACTACCGTATCAAATGTCTCATTATGTTCTTTGTAATAATCATTTGCAGTGCCATTGTATATTTGATTATCACTTAATGATGTCTTAACCTTTAAAGCCTCTAGTGCGTCACCTGTGTTAGGTTCTACAACCTTAAGAATTTTTGGTTTTCTTCTTTGGATAAGTTCTGTGTGGAATCCGATTAAAGGTCCCAATTCTAAAACTGAATCTGTCTCTTTAATTTCTGAAAAGAAGTTGTCGTATGTCCACTCATTGTAAAGTTTCCACTGCTCGACTTCACTCATTACTTAAGCTGCCAATTAGGAATTGTGTAGTGGTATAAAACGATGTCAGTCCCTTGAAGTTCTTCATCCTTGTATCCGTTTACAAAGTTCCACCTTGCGTCAGGCTCATTAATAAATCCCCAATTTACTTTATGATCGCTGTAAGTTAATAGTCGCCACATTGTAAAAGTATCCCATTTAATTGCGTCTATAGGATAATGTGCGATATCATATTCTTTTGTTTGTTGGTGTAAGTATTCACCATACCACGCACTCATTAGAGCCAGTGTATCAGGTTTGTCGTTGTAAACAAACCAACCACAGTGCATAGTCATTTCTTCTGTGTTTGAAAGTTTTGTTAGTTTGGCATTGTAAGGTCTTATCTTTGTAAAGACTAAATCTTTATCGCCGAGTAGATCAAAAACATCTTGGATATCTTCATGCCAACATTCCATATCACAATCTAAATAACAAGTTCTTTCGTATGGAGTATGTTCTAGTGCCCAGAGTTTAGCTCTAATATGACTAGGGACTTCCCATGTAATTACATTATCAAATAATTGATATTGTCCAGGTTTTAGTTCGCACTCTGGGTGTGCGGTGTCTACCCATTTTTCTTCTGTGTAGAAAGTAATTTTAGCTTCGGGCCAAAAGTCTATAATAGACTCTGCTAGTTTGATTGCGGCTCTAAAGTAGCCTGGCATTTTAGTTGCGACAATTACAAAACCGTCGCCTTCTCGCTTAGACATAATATATTCCTATTCGGATTCTAATTCTTTTTGTAACAATATCGTAGCGTATGCTGCTACCTCCATAGGAGATTTGGACTTTCGAATTAGTTTTTTAAACTCGACGTTGGTAGAGTTTTTAATAAGAGGTATTTCAAATGCTTCCAACTTTGATGCAAACAGTGATTCTTGTTGTGCTCTTGCTGCTTCGGCTTCTCGCCTTTCCATTTGTCTACGCACATTTTCGTTTCTGCGCTTTAGACCCTCTGCGGTATTTTCGTCAATTTGTTCTTCGGTGAATTGTTCTAGTATTGCTAGATAGTCGGGATTCGTTCCATCCTTATCCATAATAGAAGCGAGGCTACGTCTGCCATCTGGCATAACAATAGTAGCAATAAGATGCTTTGCTTCCTTATTGGACCAATACGGAAATTCAAATTTGGTAGGTTCTTTTTTTGCTTTTTTAGGATCGATTAGTTCAACTTTGACATCTTTGACATCAAACTTCTTTTTACTTCTCGCCATAATTTACTCCATAATTAAAATGTATAACGGCATTATAACTTATATATAATGCCTTGTCAAGTCCTATTTAAGCAGTTCTCAACCAAAGTGCAATGGTTGAAAGTGTTTCTTTACTCGCTTGAATAGTGTCGCCTGCGTATGTTCCGGCATATGTGCCTGAATACGATCCTGAGAAATACCCAGTATATGAGCCGGTGTAGTAACCTGTATATGCTGAAGTTCCTACATAGTTACCTGTATAGGTTCCATCATAGTAACCTGTATAGGTTCCGGAATATGCTGAAGTTCCTACATAGTTACCTGTGTAGTAACCAGTATACGTTCCAGTGTAGTACCCGGTGTATGTCTTAGGTCCTGTGTAGTAACCCGTATACGTTCCAGAATAGTATCCTGTATATGTAGCGTGTGCATAACCTGCGTAATATAGAACATAGTTACCTTGATACGATCCAGAATAGTTTCCAGCATATGCTGAAGTTCCTGCATAGTTACCTTGATACGATCCTGCGTAGTTACCTGAGTAGCTTCCACTGTATGTTTTGGCGCCCACATAACCACCCACGTAGTTACCTGCATATGTTCCAGAATAGTTACCGGTGTATGTTTTGGCGCCCGTGTAGTTACCTGCATATGTTCCTGAGAACGCCTGGTTATAAGCCCCGGTGTAAGATCCTGTGTAGTTCCCTACATAGTTTTCAGATTCTATTTCCTGTTGAGTGTTACTAAAGGAATCTCCCATCTGTACCCAAGTACCACCAGATGAAGGAGCAGATTGTTGTACCTTGTATGTTCCGATATTTGTATCTATGATTCTATTTCTAAAACTAGGAACCATCTGTTCCATTTCTGCATCGCTCATCATTCTAACAGAAGATCCGTCAGTTTTAAGTGCTGCTAAATCTGAGTTGGGGCTAGATGTAGGTGCAGTCTTTTGCCACAAGTAAGTTGTGGAGTTGCCGCCTTGTGCGGTGTCTGTAATTGTATATCTAGATGTCCACGTGCCGCCTGTAGGAGCAGTAGGTCTAAGTGAATACTGTCCAACGGTGTAATCTGATTCGGTAACCATACTATCAATCGCTTTATCTAAAACGTCAGTATCTAAGTCGCCGTCAGTCATTTGTTTGATTGCGTTATCCCAACCAACTACTCTATCAGTAATACTTTCGGTTGCTGCTGTTGTTACTTGGTTAAATGCGTAATTAGTAGTTGTGGTAGCTCCACCTGAAGGGTGAGCGCCAATTGCATCGTTTCTTTGTGTATCAACGAATGTACCAATGCCAGTACCCGATCCGTTAATGTTTAACTCAGCTGTGCCTGTACCATCAGAGTCATCGGCAAACTTTTGTGTAATAACATTTGAGAGATATTGATTAATTTCACCATCGCTCATCTCTTGTAAGCCCTGGTAATTTGCACCTGTTATAGGAGTGCCTGATGCTTTGATTCGTAAAGGTCTCATTCTTAATTAATCCTCGTGCCTGAGCTGTTAAAAATTAGTGTATCTGAAAGCGAATTCCATTTAACGCCTGAGATCGCTACAAGCCTCAGAGTCATGCCAGGACCTAGATCTCTAGCTGCGTCTACGCTACCACCGTCTATTTGATCGCCCGATTCAGGCCATAGTTTAATACTTACCAAAGTGTCGTTTAATACTGTAACAACCTTACCGGTTTCTGCTGCTGGTAGTTTGACACCTTGTGCTGCCGTCGCATTAGTTACAACGTGGAAGGTTTTTGTTAACGCTGTTGCGTCACCTTGTGTTGTTCCTGCTGCTGTAACACCCGAAGTAGTACCAAGCTTAGTCTCACCGGTTACTGAAAAATCTCCGGATGCTGTTAAATCAGCGGCTACGATTGAGTCCCCGGATTGGTATTTGTCAGTATTTAGGTTGGTAAAGTTTGTATCGACTTCATTATTAGTTAAAGGACTACCCTTAACTGATCTTAATGTAATTGTTGCCATGTCTTTACCTTCTAATTAATTTTATTAATAATTTGAGTTAACATTACTTTAATATCTGTCATCTCTTGTTTAAGAGTATTTATATCATCTACGCATTGATCTATACGCATTTTCTGTTGTAAATTAACTCTCTTTTTCTCTCGATACGCTTCGAGCTTGTTAATACTAGTGCTTAACAATGCCTTAGAGTGAGGGTCTCTCTTTAACTCTGCGGAATCGTCTAGGCTTATTAATGTAGTATTTATAGTCTTCATAATTTTAAGCCTGTAGTGCAATTGCTCTCATATCTTTAACCAAAGGAGGTGTTGCTGTGTTTGAACCTTGTGGGACAATCTTAACTGCAAAGGATTTATAACTGCTATATGTAACAGTTGAAGAACTTGCCGTTGCTGTAGCCCCTGTGCCACCACCGCCTAATATTGTTATTGTAATTGTACCGCCATCATAATCTCTACCACCGTCAGTTATATCAATAGATGATACGACTGATCCAGTAATATTTGCTACTGCCTTAGCTCCGTAGCCGCCACCACTGTGCGTAATTTGTACAGTAGGAGGAGAAGTATATCCGCTTCCGCCTGCTGTAACCGCAATCGAACCTACTGTTTCTACATCATACTCAAATATACCACTATTCAATCCTGCATTACCGCTTCCTTTATCAGCAAGTCCATACAAGTATTCTTGATATCCTGCTTGTGTTTCAAAAGGAGGAGATTTGAGTGTTAGTGGTTGCCAGTATGCGTCGTCTAACAAGCTGCCATCATCTGCAGAGTTTAAGAACTTACCATAAACCAACACGCTTGAACCTGGAGGAACATCTGCGGTTAAGTATACATTTAGATCTTCTGCATCTTGTCCTTCATCTAGAACAACACGTCTAGAAATATATCTACTAGAAGCGTCTCCGCCTCTTCTTCCATTTTCAGTGGCTGCTGTATTGTTTAGATCATTCTTCAAACATAGCGCTGAGATCTGTTCTATATCCAATACAGGAGATAGGTTAGGGTTAGAACTGCCTATTACAAATCTAACATTACCTGTTTTGTTGCCACTGTATAGTCTAGACTCTTCTGAGTAAGAGTAGATTGTATGTTGTGCTTCCAACTCTTCCGTAACACCTGAGGAGATGCTTGAATATGTTGTATTAAGAGTAGCACCTGTTTTCGTAAAGGCGATCTGTGATTGTAGTGATGTTTGAGAAGGACTTAATTGTCCACTGGTTAGAGCAACAGCATCTACAATTTTGTTGGTAAAGGAAGTAATAGTAGCATAAGTATCTACAGATCCTACCATATCTCCTACAGTAAATACTCCAGAAGATACTTCAATGGCTCCATAATTATATAAACTGTTCCATTCTTTAACTTGTCCAACGTTTAGAGACAATGTAATAGTTGCGTCTGTAGATGCACCGCCACCCGACACATTAACAGTAGGCGCCGCTGTATATCCTGATCCCGGATTTGTAATAGTGATCGAATTGACTTGCCCGCCCGAAACTGTTGCTGTTGCTGCTAGTCCAGATCCGTTGCCGCCTGAGAACGTTAACGTAGGCGCAGAAGTATATCCCGCACCACCCGAGGTTATTGTTGGATTGAATGAGTGTACAAATCTTCCTGGTTCAAAACTAGTATTAGCTGTTGTAGCCCAAGAATCAAAACTGATCCAATCCATATTTTTGTTATTAAGATTAATTGTCTTATTTGAAGAAATATCAAACACACACTTTCTAATAGCAAACATCATGTCTTCTGATTGGATTGGTGTCCATGAAATATTGTTTGCCGAGGAGAACAATATGCCGTCATGTGGCTGTTTAGAAATTCTATCCTGTGTAGCTACTTGATTCTCTCCAAGTTCTGATACCCAGAGTCTAAAGTTTTCATCGTTTCCTTCAGGCATAGGTACAATACAGTATGATGTATCGTTTTGTAAAAATACCGGCGCGTCGAATCTAAAGTTTGTTGAATTGAATACCGGTGTTGACCCTTCCATATAGGAAGTAAACATATCTTCAGGACCAACGTATTTGTCTGCAAAAGGCAGTACTCTCGCTCCTGGAACACCGTTAATCACTTCTCTAATTTGTAGGTTAATTCCGTTAGTTGTTGAAACTGTTTCAAAGAACAAATCAACTGAGTCAATAAAGACACCACCTGGGTGCCCAGTAACCTTAAAGGTTTGAGCAAGTGGATCCATACCGAAAGTTCCAAATCCGAAGTCAATAAAGTTCTGCCCTTCCCAGACATCAATCATGCCCCAATCAACGTCAGGAATCGGGGGTTCAACCACTGGTTCTGGTTCAGGCTCTGGTACAGGAACTACCACTGGTACAGGAACTGGAACCTCAACAGGAACTGGAACCTCAACGGGCACTTCAACAATAATAGGGTTGTCTACTGGTACAGGAACTGGAACCTCAACAGGTACTGGTGTTGATGGAATCGGTACTGGAACTTGAATTGGATTGTTGATTGTAATTGTTTCAATAACAGGAACAGGTACTGGTGTTGGAATTACTGTAACTGTAGGAGGAGGTAAAGGTGTTCCTGATCCAGGAGTATATTCCAAACTTGTATCTGTTACAACTCTACTTCTTGTTGTTTGCGTAGAAGATACTTGAGCTGTTCTCATTGAAACAATAGTGTCTTGAACTTCACTAGTTAATCCAGATGATTGGAATAATACTTCTGCTTCTGTTGTTAAGAATTTGGCTCTATCTTGTGGGTCGTCATTTACTCTTAGAATACGAGAACCCGTTCTAAATACACCCTTAGGTACATTGAAAAAGAATGTACAGCTACCGTTTTCGTCTGTAAAAATTTGTCTTCTTGTATCTGTATCAGTAAGTCCTGATGTCGTTCTGGCGGATTCAGGAACACAATATTTTGATACTGGCTCTCCGTCAAAGAAAGGATACAATCTAGTGTTAGGTTTCATTCGTGTAACAGTGGCTGTCAACTGAATATTTCTCATGAAGCCAACAATGTTTGTGCTAACTACCCTAGGTCCGATTCTTTCAGATTCTCTTTCTCCCTCAGTAATACTGATGGAAGTTCCAATTGCCTCTTGTCTTTGTGAGGTTGTGGTAGTTGTAAATGTGTCCGTCTGTTGACTTCCTCCGCCTGTGCCATTAGCAACAGCTCGCTCTACACTTGTAGACTCTCTTGTAACTTGTGCTGCGCCAACGTCTTCAAAAACACCCCATTGCGTTCCCCAAGCATCAGCCATTTGCTGCCAAGCATCAAAATTGCCGTCAAAGTTTGTAGTAACATCTGGAAGTACCGTCGTATCTACAAAATTGTCCACAGGAGGATTAACTTTAATGTCACCAACATAATTAAACAATAACTCTGTTACCAAGTTTTTAGGTTTACTACACTGGTAGTTAGACTGCATCACTGTATTCGTGTATGGCAGTGTTCCTATATTGTTTCTTATATTACCCGTTGTTCCTGTTACATTAACCCTTAAAGGAATATTTTCGTTATGGAAGAACGGACGTAGAGTTTGATTTTTAGGATCAATCGCTGCGTGATAATCTGGATCTGCTACTGCTCCAATATTAGTACCTGTAAATGCATCTACTAATATACCGTTCTTAAATCTGTCTAGATTGTTTCCATCTAAAATTGTAAGGTCTGCTGCATTTTTCTCTAGTATGGATAGAGTTGTATAATACTCTAAGTTTTCAATACGCTTTTCTAATACGCCAATGTCTCGCATTGTGTATCGTTTGTTATTAGTATTCTTTACCGTAATTCCCAAATCGCTTCTGTTAACATTAATTGCTGCCTTAGTAGAAAGCGTAGGATAAGGAGACAAGATAAACGATGCCAACTCCATTGACTTAACAGGTGTTACTGGCAATTTAGGTTTGTCTGAATATTCAGAATAAACTGGAGTAAAGAAACCATCTGAGTCTAGTACAATCTTACAACCTCTTGCTCTGTAATATTCTAAGTCTGTTGTAAACTCTTGTACAGGAACAGGGTTTGTTAAGCCTGTTGCAGGTCTGTCAATAACTTCTTGGTCGTCTGGATTGACAGGTGCTGAAGCAACTGAACTTGCAGGTGTAATTGTGTCTGTAATTCTAGGCCTAAAGTCAATAACATTCCTGAGATTAAAGTCGCCATATTTTTGTGACTTGTAAATAGGAATTTCTTCAGTTTTAATACCGATTGCTCCAGTATCGTCAACTGGGTATGAATCCACACAAAAGAAGGATGCTTGAGAAACAGTATGTGTAAAGTAGTCCAACTTAACCAGCAAGTAAGGATAAGAACTGAGATTTAATGTACTCGAAACATTTTTAACAATTTTACAATGTCCGTAAGTATTATCTGTTTGCCCGTTGTTAAATGTAAATTGATTCGTTACGTCTATAGCGCCAGTCTCATAATCAGAGTTAGATGATGCTGTAATGCTTTTAATTTTAAATCCGTCAGATACACCCAAGCTATAAGTGCCTGCTGTACCTTGAACGTGAGAAGAAGTATCAATTTTAATATACTTGTCTTCTATTAAAGACTTTCCAATCGGGGAGTCGTCTGCCTTTTGAACATTAACATATAGTCTTACGTCTGTTGCTAAAGCTAATGTTGCTCCTAAGTTAATAGTGATTGATTGTGAGCTGTTCTTTGTAAAAGTTGCTCCTGTCAAATCTACGTAATCACCTGCGCCTTTAAGACCGCCAGGTGTTAACGTTACCGCTCCTTTCAACAACATAATAAAATTGTTTTCAATAGTTGTTTGAGTAAAGCTTGAATATGGGAAAGTTTCGTCGCCGGTTAGAGTAATTGTAAGTTGCCCTGTTAATCCCAAGGACACATCAAACTCTTTTGTATAGGTGAAGTTATAATCATAACCACCACCGTCTGTGCTTAGTTTTCTAATTGCGTTGTAAGGCATCTTCCAAAGAAGTTTGTTGAAGTTAGTTTCTTTTAGAACAGCCTTACTTGATTCTAATACAACATCTGCAAATCCGTCGGTGTCTGAGTGATCAAAATATATTGATCTAACACTAGCAAACGTTCCTGAGAACATTTTAATATCATACAAATAAACTCTGTATTTTGCAGCTGTTGTTCCGATAGTCCCGCTTTCGTATACATAATGTCTAACTTTTGCTGAACCAATTTTATTACCAGATAAGGATCTGCTATTGGTGAATGCAGTATCATATAAATCAACACCACCGCCGCCATCTACGTCTAAGATGCCTGAGATGTTATCAACAACAATATAGTTTCCGTAAGCTGTACTTATTGGAATAGATTCTCGTAGAACATAGTCTGTAGACTTTTCAACCTCGATCTTTCTAGATTCGTTAAGTTTTCTAGGATAACCTTTAACAACAGATGTGCCAGGATCTACTACTGCAAATAATTTTGTGGAGTCGCCACCGTCAGCTAAGTCTAGAACACCACCGTTGCCTTGCCCGTCATTTAGATGTTCTCTGAGTCTAACTTTATGACCTCTAACAGTATAGTCTCCAGACTCATTAAAAGTTCTAATGGCAAGTTCTTTACCCAATCCATTTAAAGGATCTGACTCTATAACCGCTCTATTAAAGTTGCTGTACCTAAAGTCTGCATATTTGTAAAAGTTTTCAGGTACTGTAAAGGAATTTGTCGTTCCTTCAGTTGCAGTTTTTATGGATACCAATTTAACTTGGATTTTATATCTATCTGCGCCAGGTGCATTAAAGTTATAAGAGCCACTGGCAGGATCTAACAATGTTTCATCATCGCCCGATTCAACTACACTTTCTACTAATTCAAAGCCGACGAGATATTCATTTGGCGATGTGTCGTATTTGTCGATTAAAACTTCCATTGGATTGGTTATAACAAACTGTCCACGCACATAAATGATACCGGCACCTAGCTTTAATTTTTTAGCCTCACCGTAATATCTATTTTTACTATCTACGTTTACGCCATTAACAACAAACGTATTACCGTCTCTAGCTGTAGCTACATCAGATGCATCTCGAGATCCTACGTGTAGTGTTTCGCCTGCTATGAAATGATCTTGAAAACTAGAGTTTTGAGAAGAGCTTGTATATTGAAGATAAAACGTCTTCATGTCAGGCACTTCTGATTCTGATCCTGTTGTAGCCTTAAGAATTACTGCTTTTAGTTTTGAAGTTTCGCCGTATACAGTATCTCCAACGTATGATGCTAGATCAGTATTTTCGATTGAAAGACCGTTAAAATCTGTGTCATTAACTTTGATGAATGGCAAATCAGTGAGTGATTCAGCACAGCCAGTTACAACTGCACCTTCTTTTAAAACATACTCTCCCAACTTAGAAGTCTGATGTTGCAACAATGTTTGCAACTGAGTAAGCTCTCTAGCTTGAACTGCGACTCCTGGCTTGAAAAGAATTCTATTAAATCTTTTGTCCGCGTCGAAATCATCGAAGTAGGGTGATGCGTTTAAGTTAATTGCCATTTATTTTTCCTAAAAATTAATTATAGCTTTAATAGTTTCAACCTGATCTGTAGATCTTGTAATAGCAGGCCTGTTTTCTATATACACTAGAGTTCCGGTTTTCATATTAACCTCGGGAGCTGTAATACTATTTATAGTCATTCCAGTCTCCCCTTGAGTGGTATTTTCTAATATACTAGCTACCGTAATATACGGAACAATTCCTTGTAAGTATACGTCTTGAGTTAATCCATCGCTATTTGCGACTGAGGTAATTACTCTAAATCTACCTTTATCATTACTTTGAATGATATCGTCTTCAACATATTTTGAAGCATCAGCTAGATCTACATTAACTATAAAACTTGCTGTTCCTGTGAGGTTATTATATATGTTACTGTCTGAATAATTTTGGACATTCTTAATTAGTCCAACTTGTCTAAAATCGTTTCCTTTTATCAAATCTTCGTTACTATTATCAGCAAGGGATATAGTAATACCGAGAGTAGTAGCAAACAATTCTTTGGGTGGGTGTGATCCGTGTCCGCCCTGAGGAGATATAACACCACGAGCCGTTGCTCCCGAGCCAGTGGCTGCAGGGTCGGTATTAACAATTGTAACGTTAACCCATGTATATCCAGATCCTGGATTTGTAATCTCTACTCCTAATATAGCTCCTGTTCCTGGGGCTACAAATATTGTACATTCTGCTCCAGATCCGTCGCCTTCAACCACACATTTAGCATCGCCGGCAATATAATCCTGTCCTGTTGTAACAATATCAATTCTGTCCAACGTTCCAGAAACTGCAGAACCTTCTACGTTTGTTTGGAGTGAAGGGAGAGCATCAACGTCACCGAGTGATACCGATGCTGTTGCGCCAGTTCCACCGCCGCCCACTAATGAGATGAATGCAAAGGTGTAACCTGAGCCGGCATTTGTAATATTAATAGCCGTAACTTCTCCTGCTACTACGGTAACTTCTGCGGTTGCCCCAATACCATCTCCTGTTATAACAGCTGCCGGTGCTGAGGTATACCCGCTACCTGGCGCTGTTACGGTGATTAAATCTAATTCACCGTTGACGTCGAACTCTGGGGCTCCTGTTAGTTTTCTAACTGGTATATGTTCGGAGTCTAAAAATCTTGTCCTGTCCGAGGATGCAATTTGGAATAAAAATTTCCATACATACCCGTCGGAAGTTTCGTGTACTGAAGAACTAATACTATTAGGCTTTATTGTGCTTGGAGCATTATAATTGTTGCCAAGACACTTGTACACTTTATATTCGTCTGTCATTACATAAAAGTTCGCTTCATGTAACGTAGACGCACCTGAATATGACAATGAACTAGGGGAGTAGTTTATGTCGTAAGTGTCATAAACAGTCCCACTAGTCCAGTCAATTCTTCTTGCTAGTAGACAGATATCTGCTGGATTTATTTTTTGTAGAAACAATGTTTCATTTTTGAAATTGTTCACATATAAATCTGAGTCAATTGGAAGCTCAGGCGATTCTTCATCAGCCCAAGGTGTAGTTTTACCTACCGCAAAGTTAAAGATATCATATCCATTAATTATATCTCTATAATAGGATCTTGCTAACTCTGCTCTTCCAATTTGTCGTAGTAATACTGCCACTATATTTTCCTATTCTATTAAGAAATAGTTACGGTCCAAGTTACTGTCATAGTATCTTGAGCGCCTTTGTTAACTACAGAAAACACTGTACGGCAAAGCATAGTGCCGCCAGATGCGCCGTTAAGAACGCCTGCTTCTGTAATTGCTCCTGTACCTGTACCTGCAGCAAATGATGCTACAAACTCAATAGAGTTATTTGTAACAGTATCAGAAGTTAGAGCTACTCTTGCCAGTTCGTTACCCAGCTGGGTATCGACTGAAGTTGCTGCTGTATCGTCTGAACCAATTGCCATGTGTGACATCGCTCCAGGTGTAGAATTCATTCTTGATGCAATAAAATCTAAACCTGCGTCAACGACTAGGTTGTTAGTAGTAAATTCTTCTTTTACTAAACCTTGAGCGTCTTTAACGACTACATGGACTTTACCTTTAGCCTTAAGGCTATCTTTATTAAACATTGTTATTCTCCATTTGTTTAAATTCCATATCCACTACCTACATAATCTCCGCCGAATACATCTCCTGCGTAATCCTGTAAGTTTAATATTCCAGAGTCTGAGCTACTAGTGGAATCTGGGGTTAAAGTTGTTGTTGTATTAAGTGCAACGCTATCTATAGCAGACGCCGTTAACACTAGTTTCTTGTGTTTATTTATATAGGAAATAATACTCCCTACGTAATCTTCCAGGAAATAATCTTGGGCAGCATAACTGTTTGTTAGAATATGCAATTCTTCAAACGTCTGAGCCTCCTCTTCGTGTGGTACAATACCTGCCGTAATTGCGGGCAATGATGTAGCCGTTACAGAGTCTGTAATAGTGCCTTGATTAAATTCTAAACCAAATGAGCCCACTGCTGTGAGACTCTCTTGTATACCTTTCTGCATATCATAAACAGTATCTTCTGAAAGTGCTACTGTTTCTGATTCTGCTTTGCCTAGTACCTTAGCAATTAATTCGGAAGTTGACTGATTTTCAGTAAACGTCCTATTGTACGAAATTAATGATTCGAATATATCAGTGGCATTTTGTGCCTCCTGAAATTCTCTATTATAATCCACCACTCTATCAAATATCTGAGACACATTTGCTGTATCAGATTTACTTGTTTCAAATAGTTGAAGTACCGACTCACCTTGTGTGGTGGTGTCTTGTTTATTAATTCCGAAAGTCTTACTTACACTTTCAGAAACATTTAATGCCTCTGAGAAGTTTTTGTAAATATGTAGCCTAACTACAATAACAGAAGCATTAACATCATCAGTTGCAAAGAACTTACTGAAGATAACACCGTCTGTTACTATAGATAAGTTTGCGCCAAAATCTATATTGTGTTTAATAATTAGATCGCCGAAAACTTCCATACCCGCGGGGTGTACCAATTCTCTTATAGACTTGTTCCATCGGCTTTGTGGAATTCCGGTTTTAACAACGTAAGAATACTTTTGATATTTTCTATTATCTTGTAGTCTGTTTACGTCCGATAGTTTGCCTCTATCATTTAAGTATTTACCAGGATAAGAATATAAGTACCCTGTAATTAATTTGATATTAAAATTTAACCCACTTGGTGTTGTAATGGGCAAAGTTGTATCTGCTCCTAAGAAGCCAGAACCAGATTGTACGATTGACCACAATGTTGGCATTCCGGTTGTGTCTACTCGTTCTACTCTAATATAAGCGCCGTTGTCGCCGCCGATATATGTGTATTCTTCTGCAAAATAATCTAGGGCATATCCTCTGCCGTCGTCTCCTGATTCATTAATCTCAAAAATATTACCAACTCGTAAATTAAGATTGTCTCCAGTGTAAGGAGTGACAGTAGTAACACTGTTCAGTGTTCTAATTAAATATCCTTCAGGTACTGTTTCGCCTCTTAAAGTGACATAAGTTTGAATGCTATCATAATTTAAAATATATTCGGGGGCAACATAACCAGAACCACCGTCGGCAACAGTTACGCTAGCAATTTTTCCGTCTTCAACAATTACTCTTAAATCTGCTCCTGTGCCTGCGCTGTCATATATTTCCAGTACTGGCGCTGCATTATATCCAGATCCTGCTATCAATACGTCTACAGATGTAATTACTCCAGCAGTTACATTTATATTTAATGAGGCGTCTGCACCCGGTCCGTCTATATTCGTTGTGCCGGCTGGTAATTGAACTATGAACTCATAAGTTGTGGGTTTAGAGTAGGCAATTTTTTCAACCTGTGTTACAGTGGCTTCAATGATCTTTGATGTTGTAAGTGTACCAACAGTCTTAAAGACATGAATGTCAATTAACTTGCCTTGGTATGTTAGTAAGTCAGCCTGTCCTGCAATACCAGATACACGAATCGCCTTATCTTCAACCCATCTGCCGTCAGATGCTCTTAATAGTTCTTCCTGTGGGTAGTAAACAGTAACTTCTTCGTCAAACAATAATCTGAAGAATAGTTCTATGGATCTTCTAGATCCTTTTGTCTCATAAAGATCTTTTAATCTTTTTAGTAGGGTCTTTTTATCTACTGCTAAACTGTTAGGCAAGTCCCTGCCTAATTGATTTTGCCACTTTAGCAGCTCTGCTTCTGTAGCAGAATCTATATCATTATACTTTTTGTTTAGAAGTATATTATTTGGATTGCCTTCTTGGTCCATCCAAGCAACATATTTCTTAATAAAATTTGTGAATTCTGGGTGGTCTTGTCTAACAAACTCTGGAAGATCTTTGTCTATAAGAGAACTAGCTTTTACATTAGCTATCTCACCCACACCTGAGGCAAAGGATACGTTAGCAGTAATAACTGCACCACTTCCACCGCCGCCCACTACGGCAACATTAGGAGATGTAGTATAACCAGTACCAATATTGGTAAGTGTTACGCCTATAATTCTACCATTAAAGATTTCGGCAACCGCGGCACCGCCAGTACCACCGCCACCAGAAATTACGATATCAGGAACCGAGGTAAACCCAGATCCCGCATTAGTAATTACTAATCCTGAAATATATCTATAATAACTTGGTATTATATTTGACATTTACAGTGTCTCTTTTACTCTTGGTTTTGCTTCAATTATGAATGAAGATCTTGCTCCAGTTATGATATCTCCCACTGTTTGATTGAGAGTTATAATTGTATTTTTCGATGGCTTCGCTACAACAGCAGACTCTTTTATTTCTGATGTTCTAGTTAAGATATCTGTTGTAATATCCTTAGTCGTATTATGTGGGTCTACTGTGAGACGTAAATGTGTCTCAGTGCCATATAAAGAGGACACTTGAAGTTTTAAAATAGTAAGTTTACCAGTGTCGTAATTAATAGTTCCAATCTCTGCAATATTTTTACCTGTATCAGATTGTAACCAAAGTTTACCAAAGCCATTGTGGTTAGGTGATACTACGGTTGCTTCTGGCAAGTCAATAATTTTGCACTTGTATGTTTGTGTATTAACAACAGCATTAAACCAAGTAGTGTGTAAAGTTCTGGGTTGAATTTTTTCATTGAAGTTTGAGAACAATGTTCCAACTGCATTTAAATCTACTAAAGAGATTCTTTTTTGTATAGTTAGGTTGAGAGCCACTGAAATAATAGATGGCGAAACTGTTTTGATTACTTCATGCAATCTAGAATAATATAAACTCTTATTTAGAATATTTAATTCAGTTGTGAAGTAGCCCTGTATTGCGGCATTAACGGCAGCTGAAATCTGTCCAGATGTTAGTGCTGTTTCTTTGACAGAATATGTAGCGACTGTTTTAACTCCAACATAAGTATACTCTGGATCTATAAATTCTGGCTCAATAGCAATAGGTGCTCTAGGAGTTATAATTTCTGTTAGAATTTTTTGTTTGGTATTTTCTGTAATAACACTGCCAGGAAACGGATTCAACGAGACAAATACTTTTCCGTACATAGGAGGATCGTTTTCTTCTCCTCCCCAAACAGATACAGATTGTACTGATGGATTTTCAATCTTAATTAGTGATTCATAATCGTTAGATGTAACTGCTCTTTCTTTTGTAGCATTGTATCGTGGAGCATTAATTTTAATGCTATCAACACTTTCCCTTGTAGCGCCGCCCGATGCAGGTGATACTGTTTGAACTGATAGTGTTTCTCCAGAACCTGTCAAAACGTCTGTAATAGTAAATTGTTTTGCGGTATTAGAATTAATACCTGAAGTGTTTAGATAATCTATAATTACAATGTTGCCTTCGGATAACTTTTGTCCTATAACACCGTCTCCGAACCTTAATTGATAAAGCCCTGTAGGGCCTTCTTCCAAGAAATAAACATTGTCAGTTCCTTTAACATCTATAAAGCCAGACTTTTTAACAAACGTTCTAACGCCAACATCTGTTGCTGAGTTTTGTACTCTTACTCTCAATGTTGTTGTATCAATGTCGGCATTCGGTACCACTAAAGGTCCTGATCTACTATTAGAATCAATTAAAAAACTATTGCTAAGTCGTCTACCCTCTTTAATCTCAACATCCGCAAAGTAAAATAAGTCTACTCCGTTTGAGTTGACTAGAGGAATTAAGCGATCTTCTTGTGGATAAAATACATAAGATTTTCCATCAAGTGTTGCTCTAAATTGTGTGTCTCTGCTTAGTGTGTAAACTGTTGGTGTATACGAAGGATCTGGGTAGAGTAAAATATTGACTCTAGCACTTGCCGCTCTTTTAGAAACAGGAGTATAGCCTAGCGCTTTGGCTAAAGAAACAACCGAGGATCTTTTAATGGCACTGTCTAAAAAGTTTTCATTTGCAAGCATATGAGCCAACATACCGTTGTAATGCGTGTTATATGCTAAGGTATCCATCAGGACGTTCAAAGCAGAACCTTCAAAATTAAAGTCTGAGAATTCTTCTTGGGAAGATAGATAAGCCTTTAAATTCTGTTTTATATTGTTAAAGTCTAGTTCTGTTACGTTTAATTGTGCCATTGCTTATCTTAACCTCTTTAATTCTACCTGTAGTTTTTGTTGACTTTCAATACCAACCACGTAAAACTCTAAGGTCATGCGGTATGTATTACTATCATAATCTGGCTCTGAAATAACTCTAATCTTTTTTGCTCTAGGCTCATATGATTCTATTACTTGCTCAATTATTTTTTCTAATGTAGCACCGACTACAGGAGACAGCGGTTCAAACAATAGCCCCCGAATTCCTGTCCCAATCTCTGGGCGAAACGGCTTTTCGTAATAGTTAAGCATGATCAGTGTTTTAACAGACTGCAACACAGCTTTAACATCTATTTTCTTAGAAAGGTCGCCAGATGCCGGGTTTGCCTTAAACCCGAAGTCTATGTCTTTATATATCTTACTTAATGATAGATTTGTTATGGCCATAACTGTATTTATACTTCCTTTAACCTCTTGGGCCAAAATAAATCTTAGGAACTTCATAGTTTACAAAGGATGCTTCTGCTTCCTTCTTCTGTCTACCAACTTCAAGTTCAAATTTGGGTTTTGGCAATTCTGGTAATTTGTGTCCTTTTATCATAGCGACTGCATCTACTTCAGGGAAACTTACAGGAGACGCTAAAATGCTAATAACAATTCCGTCATCTTTTACGTTGGGGAGAAGTTTACATAGACCGTCTATATCTGCTGCTCCCTGTCTTAACAAATCCACCATTCCACCGATGTCACTTATTTCTAAGTCCCCATCAAAGACTGGATTAGATTTAAGAATGCCGCCCCATTTTGTTTCAAAGTTTTTTGCTGCTGCAAGTACCTGAGGTCCTGCAACAACACCCAAAGCTAAGAGTTTACCAATATCCTGTACTTGTCCTAAAATACTATCGGGCGGAGGATCTAACAATGAAGGGATCATACTAGTAAGTTTATCCTCAATGCCATTAACTTCCTCTTGGACTATGCTTTCTAAGCTGTCAAGTAAATCGGTAATACCACCTGTGGCACTCTCCAATAAACTATCTAATTCATCATTAGCAGCCTCTATCTTATCTGCTAGTCCTTTTAATCCTGCCGCTGGTCCACAACTCATTTTCTCCTCCTTACGCGTCTGCTACCGTTGTATCTGTTGGATCGCCGCTACCCGGTATCTCTTTATGTTTATGTGTAGCCAATGTAGGTCCATTGCCCGCATCTGTTGAAACATCTTCGACTGAATGTGTAGCTCCTTCAATCCTTACATCATTCTCAATAATAGTTTGATCTGCTGTAAACGTTTGGGTGCCACCTTTCACTCCGATGATCTGCTCTCCAGGTACTGCTGGTTCTGCAGGTGTGTCTCCATCTGCTGGTACTTCATCAGCTCCCATTGTCATTGTCTGTACTGTGCCAACATTAAATACTTGTGTGGCAAGCGCCGTAAAGGTTTGTTCTTCTTTAGACTTGACTAGCTGTGTTGACTCAGATTCAATTTCCATTTCTAATTTAGATTTAATATTTACTTTCTCGGCCGAACCAAGTCCCATGTTTTTGCCTGAACCTACATTCCATTTCTCAGCAACTAGTTGAGCATAACTCTTTCCTACAGTAACCTTAACCTCACTCAAATATTTTTCTGTTACATTGCCATTGACTGTGGTCATCTTTGTTCCGGCAACTGAGTGTGTTTGATTACCAACAATAGTTTCACTATCGTCGCCTGATACTCTGTAACCCTTTGATCCATTGATCTGTGAATTGGAATCAGTTAACACTTCTAATACTTGGTTACCGCCAACCTTTGTAACATGATCTCCTTTTACGCTTACAAATTTGTCTCCATCTACTTCCTCGTAGCTATTACCTTTAACATAAACACTAGCGTCGCCTTCAATAGTAACAGTACAGCTACCACCAATAAAAACTTTTTTATCTCTAATTGTAATGTCGTAATCGTCACCAACTACTTTGGTTATCTTTTTACCGTCTGCTTGTATTTCGTAAAATGTGCCGGAGTTGTGATACTCGTGTATTCTTCCATTGTCTGGTGTATCATCAACTTCAAATATGTGTCCTGTTTCTGTTTCAAGAACTCTGTTATAAGGGTAAAGTGAAGACTCGCTAAACTTCATGTGTTCTGAAGTTGGCTTAGTGCCATGTGGGCAATAACTTTTCTTGTCCCACCCAAATCTAGGATGTGGTTCTTCCCAGAAAGGTCTTTCGTATGGTACACCGTCTTTATCGTCTAATACCGATACAACACTAGCAGCGGTTGCCATAGGAATCTCTGTGCCTTCTTCTCCCAGTCTTGTAGTTCTTTTATTAACAAGTGAAGCGTGAAGTTCTGCATCTGGGCCCCTAGAAAGTCTACTAGAGTTTGGTTCTTTTAATGTGTTATAACCCGTGCCTGTTGGAGTTCTAGGAAATATTTTTCTAGGATCAGTAAATCCCAAAGTATCACCAACACCATTTAAGGCGTCGATTTGTTGTTTGAGTAAATCTCTTTCTGCTTCGTAACTTTCTGTAGGTTTGTTTTCTCTTGCCTGTTGTCGGATTATCTCTTCTAATCCTTGTACCTGTTTAGTAAGTTCAGCAATCATCTCTGAGGTTTTTGCTGAATCCACAGCTGCAGATTCAGGATCGTTGCCATTATAATCGACTTGAGGATTTGTTTGGAATGTTCCAAATATAAGAGGAGATTGTCCATCTTCGCCGTCAGCAAAAAATCCAATAACAGTAGAGCCCTCAACAAGCCCGCCACCGCTCACGCCTACGCCAGACATACTGCCCGAATTTGCTGGGAGTACTGGTACCGCCCAAGGCAAATCTTCAGTTGGTAGAGTTTCTTTGTTACCCGTATGATAACCTAAAATTCTAACTCTATATCTACCTAAGAATTCTGGATCGAGTCTATCTTCTACGACTCCAATCCACCAAAAGAACTTAGGCATTCTAATATCACTCATCTCAATCTCCTATAGACTTGGTTAGTCCATTTTTTACTATTTCTAAAATCATATAATGTTTAGCATTATCTATTTTGTGGTTAATTGCTGTTACTAGATAAGGGCCCGTTAACAATTCGTCAAAAGCCATATCCATAGTTTGTGGGTCGTCTATTGTTTTACTTTTTACATTAGGAAACATGACAACAATAAGTTTACCCACTTCTATGTCTGTTCTTCCCGGCACTTCCATTTGAAACTTAAATTGTTTAAATGAGTTAGAATATGTCTGTCTCTGTGATGGATTATCTAAATATTCATCATCAAATTCGTAATCATTATGTACCCAACTATTTAGAGGAATAAATTGCACATTACTATAGGGCATCTTCTCAACAAGTGCGGGAATAATAGAACCTTTGTCTGTCCTAACATACTTTTCCCATTCCTCTATAGCGTTGAAGTTCTTTTCAAAATGTTCGCCTGTTGTAAAATTAAAAGCTCTAACACCATTAGAATAAAACCCTGAGTCTTGTTGTTCTAACAAGTCCATAGTTTTAGGTATTTTTATATCTTCTACCTGTGTAAATTCGGGCGGCAAAACTGCCCCAACAAAATTATAACCACTAACCCTTCTAGGTAGCTTTACTCCAGGTGGTTCGTATATGTACTCTTCGAATAAACCATTCTTTAATTGTTCGTCAATTAACCATTCAGTTGATGCCCACCAAAAAGAAGAATTAGTTTCAAAGAATAAAAAATCATTTGCCCCTAAGTCTGAACCCTTTGATCTCTTAGATAAAAAATTAAAATTTCTAAAGGCTGTCCAAAAGTTAGAAGTATAAGTTATTTTACTTTGATGTGGGGTGTCGCCTATAATTAAATCTTTGTCTAATTGTACATATTCACCAAAGATATCTGCCGCAATCTCATGGGTTTTACCTCTAAAAGTTTTAGAGATGTTTGTAACTTGGTCCCTATATCCTTCTCTAGAAATAAAAGCTAGTCTATAGGACTGTTCTCTGTCTGTTAACAGCTGCCTGTCTTCAATAGCGTATAGCTGAAAATTACCTTCAATCGCTGTTCCTAATTGAGGGGTTCTAAGTTTTATGTTAATAACTTCTGTTCCTAGGATAGGAAAAGTATTAATAGCATTAACAGCATCAGATATAATAATGTTACCAAATATAACAGGAGAAAAGATATCTTCGTAAATATTAATCTCAGCTGCGAAGTTTGTTAAATCTAATGTGTCGCCGGTTTTGGCATTTGTAATAGCAAGATTCTCAATTCTCACCTCACCGGGCTTGTATATAAGTTCTGCCATGTTAAGCCTGTATTAGTTTTTTATACTGCATAGTAAATTGTTGAACATATTCGTTCCTCAATAGAAAAATCTGACGCTTGTCGTCGTTCAAAGATTCTTCGTAGGCATAGTTAGTAACTTCCTCAATTACACCATTAGCCAAATCAGCGGCATTGTAGTCTACGATAATATTTGTATCTTCTGAGAGTGCATAGTGATGGATATCTGAAGCGTTACCCACACCGTACTTGCTTTCTGTATATCTAAAAATGTCTTGTTGGTGAATAGGCCATTCTTCTTTTACACTGAATATTTCATTAACTAAAAGTATAAGCCAGTGCATTTCAGAAGACCCATAAAAATTATAAGCAACTGCATCTGGGGTTTCGCCGTCTTCAATAATGTAATTGATTAGTTGGCGTCTATCTTTTGCTTCTGTAGATAGTTGAATTCTTCTGAATATATCTTTAACAAGGATTTGTTTGTCATTAAACTTATAAACAATATTTGGCATATTTTTAAAATACATTATAGCCCGTCCTCGATTCTATCTGTTGTTAATGTTTCTAGTTCTGTGAAGGACAACAACATATTAATTTCGTTTGGCGCGCCACCCGTGCCTTTAATAGTATTAAATGTTCCATCAGAAGAACCGTATGTAATTTTCATATCGGTTAAAACACAGGATGCAATTTTAGCAATGTGTCCGTTTACTCCGCCCTTATAGCGATATTCAATATTAAACTCTGAAGGATAAATTAGGAAAAAGCCGTCTTGTCCTTTGTCTGGGTGCATATGTAATCTAAACTGTTTAAGTATGCCTTGAACTGTATTGTATTCGCTTGCATTCTTTGGCATAAACTTATATTCAAAAGAGAACTTTCTGAATCCCATTGATTTAAACAATTGTTCTTTGTATGGGTTTGCTACTTTCTTAGATGTTGCCTCAATTGCTCCTGCAATGTTTTGATCGCCGATACCTAGCTCTTTTGGAATATTAGCTGCCGCGCCAATAACACCACGAGAAAGATACTCAGCCCCGCCAAGAATATCTGACAACCCAGCTCTACCACTTGCTAACAAGCCTGCTGCTGTGCCTAATGTTTCTTCGTCCCAGTTAGCACTATATGCTGTAACCGGTGCTTGTGAGATATGTAGTTGAATTGATCCTAATAGTCTAACTGTATTATTCGAACCTGTTAAAGATCCACCAAGTGCTCCAGCAACAACTGCCGCTCCTGTAGCAAGAAGTGGCACTGCTAGTTTAGATGCGTTGTCCCCTGTCATCTTTGGCCCTATGGCTGCCGTTAAAGCGCCGGCCGCTACAGCCGAGGCTCCTGCCATTACTGTATCGCTAGCATCTGCGGATGCTCTGTTTTCACTTGCCTGTTGACTTTGTAAAGCCCCTTGTGCATTATTCCAAGCCGCCGTGCCTGCATTAGCAGATTGGGCTGCTGCTCCTGCAGCTGAATTAGATCTGGCATTAATATGGAATACAACACTATGTGGTTGTCTACCTGCACTAGCATCAGAAGGATATGACGCTGTTGTCGGTGAGCTAACAACCGCAGAGGTTCTAGCTCTTTGTTCGTTACGAGCTGCGGTCCTAGCATCCTGACGGCTATCTTCGGTAACGACCCCATCGTCGTCGCTTTCAAAGAATGAGAAAAAACTCATATAAATATCCTTTGTATGTTAAACTTTACTTTATTTATAAGGCCTATTGATGCTCACAACAAATATTATTAATGATTCGCTTGATTATGATGGATACACTAAATCTGATATTATTAGTCTAACAAATCGCTGGAAACACCTCTTAAAACATAAGTATAACGCTGAGAAAGGCGATAAACTTGCTATATCAATTATGGAAGTTAACGTTAATCAAGTTGCGTTGTCTTTTGCAGCCGCTGAATTAGGATTGATCCTTTTCATATTAGATTTCCCTGTAAACCCACAAACAATACACAAAACAAAGTTAGGTTTGTTTGGACCCGTTAAGTTTACAGTAGAATGTGATTGGTTAAAATCTCATCCTATTCACCACATTATGGTAGAGCGTTATAGTGAGAATGTTTTACACGAAGACGATATTTTAAATTATTATGAAGAATGTGAAGATAAATTTAACGAATTACATACTCCTTATCTATTAGGCTCGACCTCAGGCACAACAAGTGATTCTAAGCCAGTGCTGTTTACGCAGAATGAGGTTTATACAATATCCAAAAGAAATATAGATGTGTTCAAGTTTGTAAAAGATGATAAAGTTGTTCACAGTAAAAATATGCACCACGCTAGTAGCATATTAACTCATTTGTTTCCTAGCCTAATGGCATCTGACAATCACAGAAACATTGTAATGAATCCAATGACAGTTGAACATATTTCAGGTTGGTTTGCAGATGAAATAGTTAAATGGCAACCAACTAAAATGATGATGATCAATATGCGGTGTATGGATATATTCTTAAAAGCAATACCCAAATTAGATACAACCTTATTAATTAACATGAGTGGATTTACAGTGCCAGATTATTTTGTAGGATTGTGTGAGGAAAATAATATTGAATTTATGTCTCACTTCGGTTCTATCGACACCGGTATTCCACTTCTAGTCAATCATGTTACAAAAGATAGTGATTGGACAAAGAGCAGTTTAGGTTGTCAACCAGATGACTTTTATACCATGGAACTTGTAGATGACAGAGTAGTTGTTAACTGCGAACTATGGCCTAATAAAAGATTGTTAGGCGATCAATTAAATAAAAAAGGAAACACCTGGATACATATGGGTAGAGATAAAAAACACGTTTTAGATAATTTTGTAAGTAAACATTATGCTGGAGAGTTTGACATTGTAGGAGAAGACTTACACTTAGTTCTATGGGAGCCTACTGTTAGCTACAATACAGATAGGATAAATACAAATATATTTAAAACTATTACGACATTAAACAAGAAAGATTTTACTACAGAAACCAAAGTTAATATGGATCAATTGAGAGGATATTTGTGTACACTTGGCGATTAAGCTTTATCAGAGACAACCTTGCTCTTGATTTTAATGTCATAGAAGATGTCTTAAAGACGGCACAGTTTACTGATGATATAGAATTTTTCCCGGATCAAACAGATCCTGTGAGAATCAGAATGACATTTGTAACACAGACAAAAGAAGATATGGATTTATTTCTACTAACCGACGGGCAACCCATTGTTAAAATGTTAGAAGATTTACACACCAAAAAACTAAAACCTATGATAGAGGAATGGTAATGTATTCTAAGAATGTTTATAAGGGCAGGTTTGTTTGTAACAATCCTGAGAAATACGTTGGCAACTCTATGGAGATTATATACAGATCTAGTTATGAGTTAAAGTTTATGAATTGGTGTGATACTAATACAGATGTGCTTGCTTGGGGATCTGAAGAAATTGTAATACCTTATAGATCGCCTCTGGATAAAAAGATACACAGATATTTTCCAGACTTCTTTGTAAAGACTGAATCTAAAAAATATTTAATCGAAGTTAAGCCTTATAGATTCACAAAGGAACCCGTAATACCTAAACGTAAAACCAAAAGATTTATTAATGAGGTTATGACATACGGTGTTAATCTAGCTAAATGGGAAACTGCTACAGAGTTTTGTTTAGACAGAGGGTGGGAATTTATGATAATAACTGAAAAGGAACTAGGCTTACCCTTATAAATACGTTTATGAAAGACGTATTTCACCAGTTATCTGGACAAGCAGGAAACAAAGACAGATCATATCAATGGTATATGACAGCTGTTCGTAAGCTAGCTAGCGGCATTAATTCACCTGTAGATGCTAGACGCTCTGACTTGGGAGAACTAAAAAACTCTCTTGAAGTTAATAGTGGCCTCTATATGTTCTTATATGATGCTAAACACAAAGACCGACTCCCGTATTGGGATAGATTCCCTTTGTGTATACCCGTAGAAAATACTAAAGGTGGTTTCTACGGCATCAACTTACATTACCTACCCCCTATGCTTAGAGCCGATTTATTCGCAAAGCTATTAAACATTTCTAAAGACGGAAAGTTCACATCAACTAGTTGGGGCATAATACAAAAATTTCCAGGAATTAAAGCGTGTATTAAGCGATATCGTATAGATGGGGTCAAGTCACAATTTTTAAAAATCAATCCAGATCATTGGAAACCGGCAATCTTCCTTCCGCTGGCAGACTTCCAAGGTGCAGACAATGCCGAGGTTTGGAGAGACAGTAGGGAGCTACTATAATGGCACAAAATAATTTTGGTAATTTTCTAGCTACAGTTAGAAGTTCACATACTCCTCGTTCCGATAGGTTTGAGGTGGTTGTCAACTTTCCTGGCAGTCTTGCCTTACCACCTGACGTCGCTAGAACAACTTCAATATTATGTGAAGAAGCACAAATACCTGGATTGGTTGCAACAAACCTGCCTTTTAGAATTGGTGCTTGGACAGAGTATAGAACACAAAACTTAGAGTTCTTAGGTGCAGAAGCGGTGTTCACTTTCTTAGCAGACCAAAACTGGGGCATTAGAACAGCGTTTGAAAACTGGGCTTTTCTTTGCTCTGATCCTGTGTCTAAAGAAACTTCATATCCAGAAGATATATACGGATCAATATCTATATACTCTTTGGCTGTGGACGATTCAGTATTAGCTGGATGGAAATTTTATGAAACAATGCCTAAACTTTTGAGTTTGATTCCCGTATCATCGGCAAACACATCAGCAATTAGGTGTTCAATAACAATGGCTTCCACGTATTGGGAGCGAATTTGATTTTATTTATTAGGAGAATATAATGGGATTACCCACAATTGAAACGCCAACATTTAAGTTGGAAATACCTTCATCTAAAAAAGAGATGAAATTTAGGCCTTTTCTTGTAAAAGAAGAAAAAATATTAACACTTGCTAGCGAGGCTGAAGATGCCTCTGAAATGGTGGCAGCTTGTCAACAGGTTGTAAGTAACTGTTCCTTTGGCGAATTGGATGTGGAAGAGATTCCTATGTTTGATTTACAGTGGATCTTCTTACAACTTAGATCTAAGTCAGTAAGTGAGTTACAAGAGTTCACTCTTATTTGTGGACATTGTTCTGCTAATTTGCCATGGCAGGTAAACTTGAACGATTTCAAACTTGTTGGACTAGAAGAAAAGGCTAATAGAAAGATTGAAATTGACGATAAGAACGGTATTGTTTTAAAATACCCGTCCGCCAAAACAATGGGCAAAGCGGAAAATCTACAAGACGACGAACTCATCTTAGAATGCGTTGAATGCATCTATAGTGAAGATGAAGTTTGGGAAGCAAAGGATATAGATTATAAAGAGTTAATTGAATATATAGACAATATGCCAGTAAATACACTTTCAAAAGTTAAAGAATTTTTTGAGAATGTTCCTTTACTCGGGCACACGATTGATTTCAAGTGTCCTAAATGTGAAGGGCAGAACAGTGTTAATATCAATGGATACGAACATTTTTTCGCCTAACTCTTTCTCAGGATAGTCTTGAGAATTATTACAAGACTAATTTTTTGTTAATGCAAGAACATCATTACAGTTTGACGGAACTAGAAAATATGATGCCATGGGAAAGAGAAGTTTACGTTGCTATGTTAATAACACATTTAAAGAAAAAGGCTGAGAGGTCTAAACAACAAGGTTAAAAGCGATGGCTGAAAGAGACGATTTAAAAGACACCCGTAAAAAGGACTTGCGAGAAGAGTCCATGAAGGATAACGAGCTCAAACAAAGTGGCTCGGCATCTGCGCTAGAAGATTCTAGATCAGAGGGTATACAGTCTTATGATAAAACAAGAAATCTCTCTACTGAAGTGTTATCAGATACGACGAACGAAGACTTAAAAGATGTCCGAGCTAGATCCGTTCGCGGCGATGCCAACAACCAAATGCGTAGACTTAAAATTGGCGGTGAAACATTAGTAAGAAAGGAAACCGACAAGCAAGGCAGAGAAAAATTCAGAGACGAAACATCTGGACAATATGCTACTGAAGAAAGGTTCGATGATAGTGAATCTAGAATAGCGTCACTAGCTAATAGTATTAGAAAAGGTAAAACTATTGGCGCAATGGAAGAGAATACAAGTACCTTAGGGTTTGGAGCAGCTAAAGCATCTGCAGGTTTATCTAAAAATATTGGCGACAATGCAGGTACCCTACAAGAAATATTTGAAAAAGAAGGCGATGAAACACAAGCAGAGCTAAAGAAACTTGTCGAACTTATGGCTAATGCACAAGACCTCAAAGGTAAGGATGCAGAGAAAGCCAAAAATGAAATATCTAAACAAGTTGCTAGACTAGAAACAAAAGCAGGCGACAATAAAGACAAGATAAACCAGGCATTGGGTTTAGACAATGTTAAAAAAGATTTAAGATCCGGTAGTAGAATAAAAGAAGCTCTTAATATAGATCAAGGTGCTACAGGATTAACAGCAGTAAAACAAGCATTCAGTCCAACACGTTTATTCGGTGATGCCAATACCGGCGGCTTATCTGGCGGTGGTGGTATAATGAGCGGCCTAGCATCTAAGGTATTGGGAACAGGCGATAAAGCCGCCGACGCACAGCAAGCTAAAAATGCTCGTATGGAAATTGCCAAAGAAGACCAAGCCAAAGGTATGGCAGCTGCCGTTGGTGCAGAGGGTCTACAGTTAATTGGCGGAGATGAAGTTGATGTTAAATCTCCCGCTGAGTCTAAGAAAACTAAAGGCGCTTCTAAGGAAAAAGAGTCTACTATAGAAAAAGAGTCTACTATAGAAAAAGAGTCTAGTAAAGAGATTCAAACCAACACTATAGAAGGTGGAACAAAAGAAATTAAAGCTGAGACTGTAAAAATAAAAACAGACTCTATAAAAACATCTAATAACACTAGTCAAGCACTAGATTCTGCTACAGAAGAAAACAATAATAAGATTACAAATACAAAGACTACTGAGAATACTACTAATAACAACACTAGTAAGGTAGCCCAAGCTAGAGCAACAAGCACTAAGCCAGGTGATGGAACATTTAAAAGTGGAATAGATAAAGAGACTACAGGTCAAAAACAAGTAGAACTTCTAGAAGACATCAAAGACATTTTAGAAGATGTTGCTGCCAACGGTGGTATGGGTGGCAGCGATGGCGGCGGTGGATTCTTTGGCGGCTTCGGTGGTAAAAACAAAGGTAAAAACAAAAGCGGCCGGAAACCTAAAAGCAGAATGGGTAAAATCGGCAAGGCCTTAAAAGGAACAAGTAAAGGATTACTCGGCGGTGGTGTAATGAAGGGCGCCATGGGCAGTATTGGCCGCTTCGGCGGTGCCATTGCGGGTGTGGGCATGGGTGCCTATGAAGCAGTAACAGGTGTCATGTCCGCCGAAAATAAAATGGAGAATTTAGAAATCTCCGCGGAAGAAGCACAATCACAAAAAGGTGAGGCCATTGGTTCAGGTGCCGGTGGTGCTGGTGGAGCTATAGCAGGGGCGGCCGCAGGTGCAGCTATTGGCTCTGTTGTTCCTATTGTTGGTACAGCTATTGGTGGTATTATAGGTGGTGCTTTAGGATACTTTGGTGGTAGTTGGTTAGGTGGTAAAGCAGGCGAGGCTTTAGCAGATGCAATACCCGTCGATCCGGGCGAGATTGCAGAATCAAATGAGGCAGCCCAAGTAGCTTTAGATAAAATTGAAGAAGTAAACCCAGAGTTAAGAGCAGAGATTGAGAAACAAGCTGAAGATAATTATCAAGCACTGTTAGGTGACAAATCAGAAGATGAATACTCTGATAATGATAAGGCAGCAATGAAGAATGCGGGACTTGTAAAGGCCATACAAAACAAAGATGCGGCAATACAAAAACTACAAGCAGAAGGTGCTAATGTAGACTTATCCAAACTAGAAACCACTGATACCTCTAACCCTGAACAAGCAGAAGGACTTGCCGGTGGTGCCTCTAACAGAAGACAAAATCAAATTGAGCGAAGAAAAAAAGAAGGTGATCATAAGACCGCTGTAGTTGAACAGATCGCTCAAGAGATGGGTATTGATACAAGTAAAGGTAAAGTGGAAGCTACAGTAAAGATGGGCAAGGTAACTAAAATCAACGGACAGGATGTACCTGAAGAGTTACAGGAAAAATCTATGCAGATGCTGTATCCGGACTCAGGTGCTCACACCGATCACCCTTTCCTGTCAGATGATAGCGCTGAAACAGGACTAGAGAAGACTCTCCGATCAGAAAACGATCGGATATTCGGCAAGCCCGAAGACAAGTTTGAGTCAGCCGATCAATTAGAACAAGGAACAATGATAGCTACTGCTGCTCCGGGACAACCTGTACCTACAGGCACTGCTCTAGAGAATATGCCAGCGTCACAAAACGCACCGGCTCCTGTGATTAACAATGTTACAAATAATAGTGGTGGTGGCGCTAGTAAAGAACCTAAAGTTGTCGTAGCCAATGCACCTACTCCTAGGCCAAATACTAATACAATTGAACGTTATCAGGATCGTAGATATCGAGGTTAATTGCTAGAATCGTAAACATCAAATTCATGTTTGATAGATTCGTCAATTAATACTCTCCAAACTTTTTCTACTAAATTTGGATTAACATAGTGGGTTTCAGCAGCGGCTCTTACCTTTGTAATAACGTCTTCGATACGCCATTCATCAATAATAAGATTCCTATCCCCTTTAATAAAGGCTGCTTGTTCTATTTGAGTTATACGTTGGCCAATTAATTCTACAAGAAGTCTGTCGAGTTTGTCGATTGTTTCCCTTACAGAGTCCATTTGTTTTGGTTGTACTTTTTTCATGTTCTTATATATAATGTCATTCTATCACCCAATCAATACTAAGCCAATCAGTATCTTCGGGCATCAGTTGAATCTGACCTTTGAATTTCTCTTTCTCTTTGAGTTGATTATACACTCCAGCGAGCGACATTGACAAGCGATAACCTCCTTTATGACACCAATACACAGAACCAGAACTACCGTAGAATCCATACAGATATGCCTGTTTCTCTACACCAGTGATACCGCTGTTCATACGCCAAGAGTCACCATCCAAGTAACCACCACTCCAACCTGCTAGAACTTTGTAAAAAGGGAATGTACCTTTGCCTTCTTTAATCTTTAATACTACCCAACTGTCTGGATTATAATCCACTGTCCCACTCTCCAAATATGTTAGGTGCCTGTTCAGACGCTTTTTCCATATGGTAGTCGCCTGGATAATGCTTTAAGCAACGATATGCTTCTTTGCGTACAGCACTTGGTACCCTAGGAGTTTTCTTAGGATCCATTAAGTCTAGAAGGAACTGTCTAGTGTTGTTAACTGCCCAACGTCTTTCATTCGGCATTGTCATTGCGATATACTCTTTTACTTGTCATAATGACCTCTGTTAATTGGCGCGCCCTGCAGGACTCGAACCTGCAACCTACGGCTTAGAAGGCCGTTGCTCTATCCAGTTGAGCTAAGAGCGCTTAATCCTAATTGAGACATAGTCTCATCTATAAAGTGTAAGTATGCTTCCTTAGCTTTGTGGTTATCTAGTATTGGTGTATTGTGAGGATGATCGTTAAAATAATCTTCGTAATAAACCGGTTCAATATTATTGTTGTTTAAATATTCAATGTATATTTTACACTGAACTGCCATCTCTTTCAAGTTCTTTTCATTAAATATGGTAGGAAACTCTCCCCCACCTATTCGTAGCCAATACTCGGTTAAACTTGTAAAGATGTTTCTAAGGTTCTTTCTAATTAAATACACATCGCCGAATGGTAACATGGGTGTAAAGTTTTTGTTAATTAGAACGATGTTGTCCTTATAGTTAGATACCGTGTCTACAGTATCGTCGATTGTAATCAATCCGCCAGTATTAGTTTCGTGGTGTGTAGTTTTAATATGGTGCCAAACCGATCCTAATTCGGGAAGGTTGTAAATGTCCATGTCTCCCTTATAAGGAAGTCCTGTTGTATTGGACAAGTCTTGGCAGTATTTAGTTCCACCACATCGTGGCATTGAGATTACTATCATAATAAAAAAGAAGGGGCCGTTGCCGACCCCTTACAAACTCCTTAGTCGTCTTGTGCTAGACTTGCGAAGTAGGATAAAGTTTCATCTTCATCTTCGGATGCGCTACTTACTGTAGCTTGCTGAGCAACAACTTTTTGTGCAAAGTTATCATCTTCGGCATCGTTAGTTTGCATTGAAACCTGTTCTGCAGTTCCGACTGAAGCACCTGATCCTAAAACTTGTGTCAGTTTCGTTTTCAGAGTTGCGTAATCTTTAAAGTTGCTTGGAGCAACGATCTCTTGTAGAGAATGCTGTTTACTCCAGATTGCTTCGATTTCTTCATCGGTTGCTGCTACTGGTGATGCTGAATCAAACTCAGATTTGTCATAGTTTCTGTATCCTTCCACTTGACGAATTTTTAGTTTAAAGTTAGCACCGTCCCAGAAGTCGAATGGGTTAAGTGGAGCTTCATCTTCAAATTGTGGCTGCATAACATCTTTAATTTTGTCAAAGATCTTTTTACCAAATTTGTAAAGCATCACTTTACCTTCATTCGAAGGGTTGCCAGAATCTTGTACTACAAGAATATTAGCATAGTATGCAAGTCTTCGCTTTTGTTTACGAGCGATTTCCTTATTTGCCTCTACGCCACTATTCCAGAGTTCACTGTTCAATTCTGAAACAGGGTCATTCTGATTTAGGGTAGTGAGAGAGTTTTCGATATACCATTTGCCAGTAGGTCCTTGGAATCCATGATTCCATAAACGCACCCAAGGAAATTCCTCTCCTTTTGTTGGTGCAAGAAAGCGAATAACGGCATAACCGTTGCCTGCTTTATCTACTGTGGGTTTCCATTCCCGTTCGTCAGCGGAATTATTTCCTTGACTAGGGTTACCAATTTTTTCGACTTCTTTCATTAAGTTGTCGAAGCCACCACGCGCTTTGCGTAGATCCGATAGTGAATTAAACGACATATATTTCTCCTGTATTATTTGTATGCGTTGTATTGCGTTATATATTTGTTATTTCGTTCTTCATTGTAAAGTTCGTCCATAACACCTTGTATCTCATCCGTGTTATCAGATGAGTACATATTATATATAAGAGCTGGGTATTTGTCAAGCTTCTGCTTTACCGTTTTGCCGACTCTTTTTATTTTTTTATCTTCATCAAGATTTCGTCTCGACTTGGACATTGCCGTACACCTTCTGTATTGCGTTCAGATGTTTTTCCATAACGGATTGTTTATCAATCCTCACAAAAGGTTTATATTTAGAAACCAATAAACACAATTCATCTAATACAAAATCGTCTTTATACTTGTCAACAAATGGAATCAATTTTTCCATTATAACAACTGTTTCTAAATTTATTTCACCACTCATCAACATCTTAAAAATAAGTGGATGCCCTTCTTCTTCAATTGCAGACTTAGACTCTTCTATCTCCATACGGAAAATAACTTTATCTAAATCTACTCCAAAAGTATACAACAAACGATCCCTAGTTGTCAACCACTTCTTGTACCGTTCTGCGGAATCAGTGTCAAACACTCCTCCCCATTTATCTCCACTAACAAAGTTAGCAACAAGCAATTCTATTACTTCCTTCTTGCTATAATCTCTAGCTAGTTTACGAATTGAAGTAAGATCTTTTCTCTTTAAAAAAGTTTCTTTCTTACCTCTCACGGCACCCTTAGTTTTAGTTATATCATAGCTTTCTGTTGTAAAGTGTAACTTTAAAGCTAGATATAATTTGTAAACATCAAAGGGATCCACATTGTACCTATATTGGTAATTGATTTTCTTTCTCCTTGAGCATATTTAATGACATCGCCTCTACCTTAATTTTTTCTTTAAGACTAGGGCTAAGTAATTTGTTAACGGACTCAAGTTCTATTTGTTCCTTCTCACAATAATCAATTATAACGTCCATGATTGACGATCTCTCGTCAAAGGAACGTCTCTCAATAAATTGTGAAAATTCTATAGATGTTTTAAATTTTTTAGTGATTAAAAGCACATCACTTATTTTTTCTTCTGTCATAGTATTGTCAACGACTAATTTGGCGGTCACCGCTGTTCTCCCGTACCCAGTTTCTAATATAAGTATGAACATTCGTTGGGCACTCTGTATACGGTCGTTCACACATGGTTCTTTGTGCCTCTCCTTCTTTATCAAAAGAGTAGACAATTGAAGTATTAAATTCTTCTGCAATAGACTGAATAGTCTGAGGTGAACCTTTGCCTAGGTGTACATTCTCATACCATTGTTCGTCTATCAATAAATCTAACAATCCTTGGACAACATCATAAACATGGGTGAAGTCTCTTTCTTTAGCACCTGTGCCAAATACCGTCAAACTTTTTCCTTGTAAGTAATCCTGTTTAAATTTTCTAATAACTGTGCTATACTCGCCATAGTCTGCTTCTCGAGGACCGTACACATTATAAAAGAACATCTTTGTGTACTCTAGTCCGTATAGATCCTTATAAAGGGTTAACATATCTTCGCAGGTATACTTGCTCCAAGTGTAAGGGTTTCTCGATTCCTTAATATACTTGGTACTTGAAGATGTAGCGAAGAACAGCCTACAGTTCATTACTCGTGCCCAGTCACAGACAGTGGCAGTAGTAACAACATTATTGACAATGGTCTCTGTAGGGTAATCTAAAGAGCGTCTAACTCTCGGACTGTTTGCTAAGTGAAATATTGCGACGGGCGGGTCTATCTCTGAAACAAAAGGATTGAATACTCCCACGTCTTGGAAAATGTATAACACATTAGGATGCGTAACTACATTGTTACCCGCCCGTCTGTCATCTACTACAGTAACAAAGAACCCCTCTGCTAGAAGTCTTTCAACAAGATGTGACCCAATAAATCCACACCCGCCGGTTACTATAATATTTGGAATTGTTTTATTCATGTGTGTATTATATAATCTTTTTTGTAATTTGTCAAACTTTTAATAAAAGATATGGTCGCCTATTTTTATTTTTTGTGCCATGCTCTTTGCCCACTTTGGGCTAACATAATCCGCATGATAAAATAAGGCACCATCTGTTATATCAACTAGGCGGTCTTCTATTAGAAGTTCTGCCATAATATAAGCTTCATCATAATCCTTTGGGTAACGTATTGTTTCTGCTTTCCCATCACAATACCAACTGAACTGGCACCGATTTAGGACAGGAACTCTATTACCTTTCCAGTTTATCCTATACTCTGCTTGGTATACAACCTCGCAAATTGTATTAGGATATTTTTTAGACTTTACTCTATTGAGTGTTACTTGTCCTACTCCAACCATTCCAGCAGTTCCTTGGTTGGATGCTTCGAAATAAATGTTGTGTGCTAAACAATGTACTTGTCTTAAATCAACATCTGTGGGTTCATCTAATCCTGTACCTGTACTTGGAAAAGTTGAAAGTCCCAAGATTATTCCTAGAATTGTTCTCATGGAAGTCCTCCTTTAATGTTGGGCCCGTTTGATTATAAGGTGGAGCCCATACCCCAATTAGCTTATGCTGCTAATGCGTAATCGTTTGCGTTTGCATTTAGATTAAAATAGTTTTTACGTCTACTCTGACGACCCTCTTGTTGCTTATTTTCTTGACTGTCGATACCTTGTCAGCCCCATCAAAAGCACACTAGCCACTTTATCAGATGTGTTCCAAACTTAACTGGACACTAGTATGCTTTTGGTGGAGCTGTCGGGATTCGAACCCGAGTCCAGCCTCGTTTTACTACAACCCTCAACAGGCATTTTATTTATACGCCGCTTCGTAGTCGTCTCTTGCTTCTAGAAGTTTGGCAACATAGTCGTCTCTCTTCTCACAAAATACGATGGGCTCTTCACCCTCGACTGCCATAAGTATTACTAGCTGAGATACAGGAATACCTGTACGCTCCTCAAACATAATAGCATAAGCACAGCATTGTATAAAATAGTTTTCACACATACTTCTAGTTTTACGTTTCATAGAAGTTTTGAAATCAATAATTGACACTTTGCCTTTATACTCGGCAATGCAGTCAACCTGTCCTGCAAGACGTAGGTGATCTGAATATAGCTTGGATTCAATACTATTAATCACACCTATGTCGTCTAACAAAGGACGAAACTTTTGGAACATTTCTTTATCAATATAATTGAGACTTGAATCGTCTGTCAATTTATTATTAAGAATGTCTTCGCACAATTGGTGAATCTTTGTCCCTCGAGTTGAGGCTTTATTGCTAATCTTGTTAGCAACATCTGCTCCTACTCGTTTACGCCAAGCATCAATAAAGGGCTTAGACTTATGAGATAAGATTGTCGTAATTGACGGGTACAGCGTACCAGAAGGAGTTTCATATCTCCTTCCGGCGTCTGTGTTAATTTGTTTTAGTTGAGGTATCTCAACAATATTATGTTCAAACAATTTTAAAGAACTCCTGTCCATCTAATACATTTACCAAGTGTCTCGGGTTGAAACACATTTCCTCTTGCAAAGTTTTTCGCAGGAGCCGACCAGGACGCTGCCATTAACAAGTCACCAACTTGGAAAGGTTTGCCTGTTTTGTTGTCAATTCCTTTTGGTGGATTCTTAACAACAAACCCGTTCACACAAGACTGACCATCAGTCTTAACGAACTTAATAAAGTTTCTGCCTTCTTCTAGTGTTATTGTAACACCCTTTTCTTCGGAACTTTTATAGTCCCAGCCGTTAGCCTCGGCACATCTTTTAGTCCAATTGTCGTAGTCTTTGAGCATCAAATCTGCGACTTCTTGTGTTTTCTGTAGTAACTTTTCCATATAAACCTCACGTTTTTTAAGTTGTTTTTTCATTTTATACAAGTATTATACAACCTTTTTTGCCAAAAGTCAAGCAAAAAACGCACTTTTTTTGAATTATTTTCCCTTGTAACATACTGAAACAACAGCATTTATGAAATCTTTTGGAATTTTCTTCGAGTTTTAGAGAATAACTTCATCGGTTTAGAGAAGAATTTGACGGGAGAATCCGTATTTGGACGATATCCGACTAGTTGCCCAGCCGCATTTAGGTGATATTCACCATTGGTTACAGGGGAATCTCCCCAATCGGTGACCTCTTGTAACACCTCAACAACACTATCCTGTAGCATAACACACCTCTTTCTCAATTATATAAACAATTATACTACAGGATATTCTAAATGTCAAGCATTATTTTAACTATTTTCGAACTTGTCCTCGAAGTCCATTCGAGCTTCGATGTACTCTCTAACAATGCTAGATCTAACAATGTCCTCAGGTACAAATTCGACTGTTCTGAATGATTGCATATTCTCAGCGATTACCATAAACTTCTTGAGTCCAGACATATCGCCTCTCTTGTAAAGATCAGTCTGTCTAAAGTCGCCGCAAAATATAATCTTAGACGTATTGCCTAGTCGAGTCATAATGCTGTTGATTTCCATGTCATTCATATTTTGACATTCGTCTACAATTACAATAGCATGATCTAAGGTTATACCCCGTACAAAAGATGTACACATAAAATCTAAATGCTTTTGTTCAAGCAAGCGCTTGTATGGTGTAGGTTTTTTTGGAAAAAAGTCTTGACACATAGACTGATAGGGTAAACTATATACCTCAGTCTTTTCTTTTTCGTCGCCCGGTAAGTGCCCAATGTCCCTAGACGGTACCGCAGATCTAACAATAACTACTTTATCATAAGAATTGCCTTTCATTAAAACTTCTTCTAATGCTCGATATAAAGCAATAAAAGTTTTCCCGGTTCCTGCGCATCCGTGTAATAGAAACGCTTTGTTGGATTTGTATAACGAAAAGAATTGTCCTTGTGTTTCAGTCATAGCCGAGAAAGTTGCCATATCATCTATACGCAATTTTAGACTATTGTTATTGGGAGGATTACGATCGCAAGTGTTATGTACTACTTGCAGTTTTTGTCGTTTAGCCATCTTAGTTCTCCGGTGTTTACGGTTTTTAGGTTGAAAAAAAGACGGCACAGAAACTCTATGCCGCCTCGGTAATCAATAAAACATAATGACAGTTTATTGAATTCTTAGTATTAATCGTGGATCTTTCCTAATCTCTTTTTCACCTGTTGTACTGCCTCTCTGACTTTAACAGACTTGGCATCCTTTTTCCCATAATCACTTGCGAGATTTGAATTTGGATTTGCGTCGCTAATTTTGGATAAGACTTCCTTAAAGCCTGTTGGAGCTTTAGTTCTATCTCCTGTTCCTCCAACAATAGAGAAACAGCCAGTAATGACTTGTTTTAAATTTTTGTTGTCTTCTAGAAATTGTTCAACTTCGGAATATTTCATTAGGTGATCGTTGACTTCACCTGTCTCCTTATTTTCAAACGAATATATCGGCATAGTTATCCTACTTTCTCTTGGTATATTTCTTCTACATTAGATATGATATTATCAATTAACCTTCTTCCATCTCTAGATATCCAGTCTAAATGTTTTAATCGTAACAAACATCTTTTGATAAACAAAGGATCAATTCCTTTTAGATTGTTTTTTGTGTATCTGATTTGATCCCACCCAAACATATTGAGGGCAACCAATGCTATCTCTAGCTCTTCTTCAGAATAGAAGGACATCCTGTACCCGATGATAGCCTTCGCTTCGGGCTCTTTACGTCTTATAAAGTTTACTACCTGTCCCATGTTTTTATTTATATCTTTCTTCGGCTCTGAACCTAAGAAAACACCTTTACATTGTAAACTTTTTCAAACTTTCTACCTTCTTTTTCGGTGTTCACAATAGGCTGTCCTTTGATGTTTAAACTTGTATTTAGTAACATTGGGCAGCCTGTGCGCTCCTTCCAGATTGTTAACAATTCATACAATCCAGGATGCTGTTCTTTTGTAACAGTTTGTACTCTTGACGTCCCATCCTCATGAACAATTGCTGGATATTTCTTTGGTTGTTTACAAGTAACAACGTACTGCATATATGGAGAGGCGAAATCATCAGGCACATTAAAACATTCCTTTACATCTTCCAGTCTAATAACAGGAGCAAACGGCCTATATTCTTGTCGCTGTTTAATATTATTAACTTTATCCTTCATTCGACTGCCCCTAGGATCTGCTAACAAACTTCGATTGCCTAATGCCCTAGGTCCAAACTCTGCTTTGCCGTTTGCGACTCCTGCCATGCCAGTTTTAAACAATTCATCTAGTATAGCTTGCGTGGGGTATTCGCCTTTAATGTCATAACCCGTGTAAGGGCTTCTCCATCTAGCCTGAGTTTCTCTTGCTGCTAATATTGCTCCCAATGAAGAACCAGCGTCACCTGGGTTGGGCATTATCCAACTGTTTTCGAAGTGGTAAGGAATAAGTCTATTTGCCAGACAATTTAATGCACACCCGCCCATCAGTACAAGATTATTCTTTTGTGATCTGACTTTGGCTTTAACTAACATAATTTCTAAATTCTTTTCATATAGTTTTTGCACTGCGGCGGCAACGTCAAAATAATCTTCAGGCTTTAGTTCTGGTCTCCAGTGCCTAACACCCTGGTGAAAATTATATTCTGCATCAATCAAGCCACAAATTTCATCATAGAATCTATCTGGGTTTCCGTATGCAGACATTCCCATTAGAATGTATTCATCTTCATTTGGCTTCAGCCCTACTCTAGCAGTAAACGCAGAATAAAAGAGACCTATTGAAAATGGGTAGTTCCAAGAAATAAGTTTTTTAAGTTTTCTATCTTTTGTTGTTTCCCATATTGATGTGGTTTGCATTTCACCAATAGCATCAATAACTACTACCGCGGCATCGTCAAAGGGAGACGTATATAGTCCTGCGGCCGCGTGAGACTTGTGGTGTAGTCCCCATTTAATTGGTGCAGTAATGCCGTACGATTTCATATATTTTTTAGGGCTCAACCAGAGGTTCTTCTGACCGGCACCCCATTTTCTATATGCCTTGAGTAGAGGATTCTCATACCAATATACTTTTGTGGGTTTGCCAAATGTTAAAGCATACTCTACAAGTTTTGGATGTAGGTCCTTGTCATTTTTAATTCTACTAAATCTTTCTGAATGAGATGCGAATAATATTTCATCACCTTGCATAACAGTTAGAGAGGCATCGTGTGTACCCGCGGCAACACCCCAAACTATCTTATCACTCTTCGCCATATTTTCTCCATAAGTCCTTAAATTCTGGGAACGTCTCTACTAAATCTGTACCACGTCTTTCATCATGTTGCTTAAAGAACTTAACAAAATTCTTTCTTGCTATTGTTGTAACTTCCTTGGAATTGTTTCTAGCTCGCATCCATTCTAAATTTCTTTTTACTTTGTCAATTTCAAAATCATAAAAACCAACAAAGTTATCTGTGTCTGTATTCTCTTCCATAAACTGAATAGCGTCAATCAAGTATTTTTCAAACTGTGGTGGAAGTGTATTGATACATTGCCACTGAGGATTTCGTAACAAAGGAACATCAAACCAAATACGCTGTCTAGGGTGTACTTCAAAGTCTGGGTGTGTGTTATATTCGTCATATATAGGAATCTTCTTTACGCCCTGTTTTTCCCTCGAATACTCTCCTCTAAGTTCTAAAATATACTGCAAATACTCCTTAAAAGTAGGTAAACTTAAAGAGTTAAAAGTATTAATAAAGCTAACAGTTGTATTACAAGTCTCGCTTAGGACTCTGTCAACATTCTTTTTCAATGTTTTCATTTTAAGTCCGTCCCGTATATATTCTCCTTGTTTTCCCATTCCGTCCAAGCTAACAAAGACAGCAAAGTTTTTAACTGCCATATTAACATACCAATTATTTCCTGAGCCTGGATTCCATCTTTCGCTATGCCAAATTTGTATCTCTTCTAATTTTTGTAATAAAGAAATAAACTTATCCATAAGCGCTGGCTTGGGAGGACACATATTGCTTGTAACACTTACTTCCAACCAAGCATTAGGATTCTCGTAAATGTATTCTAAAACTTTAAATGTATTAGAGTCCATTAATGGTTCGCCACCAGTCATTCTAAAAACTTCTAGTGTCTGATAAAGGTCGGGCCACCATTTCCAAAACGCCTCAACATACGGGTTTTCTTTTTGTGATAATTTTTTCGGCATCATGCCAATTTTATCTAAGTGCCCTACGTCATTATGTCTTGAACGTTTGCCGTCAGTACCAATAATCTCATAGGCACCGTGTCTAGATATTTCTCTTTCCCATGTATTAGATAAGTGTGGCGAACAGTAAGAGCATTTAAAGTTACAAGCCTGATTAAAATTAACCTCAACGTATCTCGGATTAATTTCTAGATTATTTCCTGTACTCGCTATAATATCTTTTCTAGAATTTTGTGCCCAATATTCTCCGCTCCTGTAGACACGATCACTTCTATTCCCGGTGTCTTCAATCTTCCAACAATACTCACAACCAGAAGGACGCTTGCCGTCAAGCATCATTTGTCTTTCTTCTTTTTTCTGTTTGGTGTTATGTAGTGCTGAAGGGTTTTCTTTAATCTCTTCAACATCTATTGCGTGCGTGGGAGGGTGATAACAAGAGTGCGTTCTACCATTGGGCAAATGTAAAGACACTTGACTCCACTTGGCGTAGCACATAGTATTAGAAATATTTCTAAGTTGCTTCTCTGCTACATCAGCAGCGGTATCATAATCAGACATAATATAACCTTTCTTTTATTCGTAAATAAAGGGGTCGTTCTTCCTCAATTCTTCAAGTCGTTTCTTCAACTCTTCTTGTTCTTTAGATGAAGACTCACCTTCTCTGTTACGATCTTCATTACCGTCTGCATTAAGTTCTGTGAGTTCTTTCTGTTTTGCTTTAAAATCTTTCATAAATAATCCTAGTTATAAGTGTATTATATATTATAATAAGTCTACTGTCAAGTATTTATTATACCTATCTTACCAACAATTTGTCTTTAATAATTCTCTCTGCTGTTCTTTTCATACATAAATTTCCTGGGTGTACCAAGTCTCTTGCCCATTCAAGGCGAGTCAACTCTGAAACGGGTACGTTCTTTTGATCAGGATCCATAGCGTTCCAATTACATCTCATAACAGTTGATGTGTTACCGAAAAAAGAAAAGTAAGAAGAAGGTATGTTTGCAGACTTTAATAATTCCTTAGCCATCTGTCCCCACATATAGTTCTTGCCTACTTCATTGTATTGATCTAAAAACATAGTTAGGTATTGCTCGGTACAATCTGTTCCATCAAATGTCTTTGTTCTTGTGGGCGGATAATTAGCAATATCCCAAGGACCTAAGTTATAATGCTGAAGCTTGTGCCACATTATAGCCCTATCTAAAGTTGTCCACTGTATAATAACCCCTTTAGGTTTAGGGTAGTGTTTAAGAAGTCTCAACAAGTTGAAAATGATGGTTTCATTGGAACCACCCGGGTAGCCCAGATTTATAACAGGAGCCTTAAGTCCAATTGATAAATGCCTAGACAAAGTTTCTTCCTCATCTAATCCAACACCAAATGAACAAGAGCAACCTAATAGGACATAACTATTCTCCCAGTCAATGGTGTTCCATTCAGGCGCTCGGTAACCATTATCATTAATAATATATTTTATAGGTGTGTTGTAGTATTTCCAATCAGGGCCCATTTCTATTTTGTGTTGTTCATAGTCATTCTCGGTGTCACCTATAACAAAGTCTTGGACGTTGCCAGGGCTGGAACTAGACATTAAAGGGAGGAAAGGATATTTCTCCCAAAGAGCAATAGGAGCAGGAAACAAAACTCCATCTTCGTCGTGCTCGGATCTGAAACCATCTCCTAGGTTCTTAAATTTTTTAATTGGCGTATCGTCTATAAGTTGGTCAAACGCCATTGGATCATAGGACATCTTTTAATTCCTCATAAATTGTTTTTGCGAATCTTTTGTGCCCTTTGTATGATGGGTGTGCGCACGCTGTAATCCAGCCCTCAGGAGATCCTGTGCCCATGTAGTTATAAAAGCTATTGTACTTTAGCCCTTCTTGAGCTTCTACAAGATTTACAAATGAGTTGTATCCTCCTGGGCTGAATTTTTTATCCCACGGAAAACTATCTACTAAGGATGGAGCCAACCCCGATCGTAAAAAATGTTTTCTTGACCAACGGTTATCAAATGCAGGAGTCCATAAAAACTTTCTTATTTTTCTACTACGCATCCATTGGTTTAATACTTGCCAATGTAAGACTTGTTCTTGTGCTATCATTCTCTCTGAGTAAACGTAATGCCCATAAGCCTCCCACAAAGAAGCCCGGTAGTATGCCCTGTCCTCTATATCAGTCGGTTTACCTTTAGTTTGTCTTTCAAATTGATCTTGTAAACCGGCCCGCGCAGTATTAGCAGTAGGCCACATAGTTTCAAAATAGAAATGACCCGGTGAACCTCCCGTTGGATTTTCTCTATGAGAGAAATCAAATCTTTCTGGGCCGCTTGGTACATATATTATAATAAACTCTTTAGCTACGTCTAAATTCAAAAACGGGTGCAGAAAAAGATTCATTATACTAGCTCTGTTACCATTACCCCTCATGCCAAAATTGATATGAGTCCATTCTTTATTTAAATGCTCATTGCAAAGATGAGCACCAAAGTTTCTGTTTCTTTCATGGTGTACAACATTTAACTCCCAACGCATATCACCTTCTGCGCCAAGTAACTCTAATTGTATATCTGGAAAATCCTTAACAATTTGTTTTTTTTCTTCTACGTCTATATCGAATTTTATTACATTACCGTCGTCTATGTGATGTGGGTATTTGTTTAAAATCTTTTCATCAATAGAGCCTTGACCTTCCACAAAAGAATCACCGAATACAATAACCGCTTTTCTAGTACGCTCTAAGTCTTTATTAATTGCGTCATATTCGTTAGCGTACATTTAAAGTTTCCTCATAATATCTGTGGACGTCTATCATTGCTTTAGGAACATAATCATTAGAGTTTTTTCTCAACACTTCTCTATTGTGTTGTAATATATCTTCCATACCTTTAAACCATTCAACCTTATCTTCAATATTTTTAATTCTAGTTATTTCTTTAATAATTGCTTCCAATCTTTCAAATGTTGGTAGCGTATCATAAGTCTCATCTATATGAGGATGAAATGTCTTGTAACCAAAGTCTTTCAAAAACTCTAAAGAACGCCTATTGCCATAAACAATAAAAGGACTATATTCAGCAATCGACTTAAAAGTTTTTTCACTTAAAAAACAAGTCTGATCCATATCAGCAAACGATGCCTCGCTTACAACGCTTACAAAGGTGTTGAGTATTGTTTCATCATTAAATCTTGTTATATAATACCCGTCATCTTTTTCATTGTTTGCTTTGTTATAAACCTTTAACGGCAAACCCTCATTATATTTATCTATAACATCTTCAGGTAAAGACTTGCCTTCTAAATAGGTGTTGTATTGTGTAAACTCGTTCATAGAACAGAGTCCATCTTGCAATAGGTTATGGTCGTGCAACATCTTGTATAACCAAACTCTGTGAGGTCTAATTCTTTTTTGTAATGCGTTAAAAGTTTTTAGTTCCTCAGGGTTATTAGTTTTATGTTCAATGTGGCTTTCAAATGTTGGCAACGGATCTCCACCGTCAATTCTAACTCTATTCTCAGCAGTTACATTAATCATATTTTCAAAGTGTGTATACGGAACAACTTTAATTCTTGTTACAATGCCATGTGTATTTGCCCATGAAGTATATTGTTCTTCTGCTAAACAATTGCCGGTTACATAGATTATATTTCTAGGTGAAATGTTATTGTCATCACATTCGTTATGAAACCAACTCCAAAGCCAAGGTACTTGATACCCCTCATGACTTTGGTCCAACATTAACATGGCATTGTTGTCTTGTAAGTCCTTTAAATATTTGTCGTTCAAAAGAGCAAAAACACTTTTTCTATCTGGGTGGCTGGGATTGTATCCTTGTCCCATTCTATCAGGGCCACACCATTCTCCTGGACTGTGATTAACACCTGTCGATATTAGATATTTTATTGTAGTGTCTGAATCGATACCGTGGTGGTAAATAGAATAATTAGCAAAACTTAAATTGTTATACCTATCTTTAGTTTGCCAATACCTAACAAGTGTAGAGGTCATAGGACAGGGGGTGAATCGTAACAAGCCTGAGTTATTCTTATCACCACACAATTTAAAATTATTTAAATATGTCTTATCCTCAAAAGCAAATTTCATTAGCGTAATTCCGTATAGTAGTTGCTACATTGTGATTAATATAATTAGTCTGCATTACCTTATAATTATGCTCCAATGTTTCTCTCATAGATTCAAACCAAGATGTTTTGTCCTGTATCAAATCAATTTCTTTCAACGTATTTATTATACTTCCCATTCTAAGATTATCTGGCATCTCATCATACGATTCGTCAAACCAATTATCAAAAGTTTTATAACCTTTCTTTTTTAACTCCTTGAGATACCCTTGTGTTCCAAGAACTATAAATGGGTGTGAGCAGGCAATTGGTTTAAATATTTTCTCACTTAAAAATTTGCTATCACCAAAATATTGTGGCTCGCTAACAATGGTAACAAACGTATCGAGGCAGTATTGCTGATGGAATCTATCTATGTAATAACTTAGTTCTTCTTCGTGTTTATCGCCTTCTATAAATTGATCGGTGCCGATAAAACTGTATATCCCTTTGTCTTTAATTGATTCTATTTTAGTATCAAAAAGTTTTCGGTGCCCACGTATTCTTTTTTGAGGACAATTAAACAACAAAGTCGGATTATCTTTTTTATAATTTAAATGATCTTCGAATGTTGGGACGGGTTGTTCTAAAGTATTGAGAAACGCTTTTTTCTCAAACCAACAAAAGGGTATAGTTTTTATTATATCAGATTTAGCGCTCAAGTCACCTGGACAATAAACAATTTGTTCGGGTGATATCCCGTAGCGTTTTGATTCCTTGTAAAGCCAATCATAAATCCAAGGCTCATCATAACCTTCAATAGTATAATCAATAACAAGGATTGCTTTTTTGTTTTTTAGTTTTTCTAGATCTAGAAAATGGAATAGGGATTTGCCATTCGCCTGTGTCCACTCATACAATGAACCAGCTACACCTATACTGTAAATATTATCTTGTTCTGGAATCCACGGGCTATTCCTGATCCTTTGTTGATAAGGATTGACCCAATCATTCATTAAATGAGTCTCTTTTTCCAGGTGTCCGGTGTAATGTCTGAATTAATTTCTAAAGGGAAAGTATAATCAAACTCTTTTGTCCCACGTATACGAATTTCATCTGCTGTATTTCTTATTGCCTCTTGAAGTGTAATAGTAGGTTTATAGTCTAACAATCTTCTTGCCTTATCGCTTGAGCAGTGGGATATTTTAACTTCTCTCGGCCTATCTGCAACATGAATAGGTTCTAAGTTACAACCAGTCTCGCTCGCAACCAATTCTGCTAAACGATTAATAGTAATCTCACCTTCATCAGGGCCAATGTTAATAACTTCACTTGTAATGTTAGGATCTAGTGCCATTTTAATTAATGAGTCCGTACATTCAGACACATAAGAAAAACATCTAACTTGCTCACCGTCTCCGTATATGTAAACAGGTTTGTCTTGTAAGTTTCTATTTAACATTATACTCAAGACATTTCTAAACGGGTCGTCATACCTTTGTCTCGGCCCAATAATATTATGAGGCACAGCGACGTTCCATTCCATGCCGTGTGTTTCAGAAAGATTTTGTAATACTTGTTCTGCGGCTACCTTGGCAATCGCATAAGGATCAACCGGCTTTGGATCCATGTCTTCAGTAAAGGGTGCTACTTGATTACCGTATCTTGCCATGGAAGAACAGAATACAAACCTCTTAACATTGTTTGATATGGCTGCTGAGATAGTTGTAACTGATGCTTCAAAAATATTCTTAGTAATAAAGGATGGACTAAATACAGACAACCCCTCATGTGCTGTGGCTGCTGCGTGTATTACAATGTCTACACCTTCTAACAGTTTTTCCATTGCACAAAAGTCAGTACAATCAGCAAAAGAGAAGTCTACATTTTTAGGTACGTTATAAACTTCACCACCTACAAGATTGTCGTTGCCCGATACCTCATGTCCCAACGCAGAAAGTTCTTCAGCTAAATGACTGCCTAAAAATCCTGCAATGCCTGTTATAAAAATTTTCATATCTTTTCTCTTAGGTGGTTGGCAACTGCTTTGCCATATAATTCTTGCATCTCTTCTTTAGGGTGTCCTCTTTCATGAAAATATCTTGTTCTTTTTTCGCCCTTTGAAAACAACCACCAATCCTGATCTATTCTTGCGTTGTAATCTATTACACCATGGGCTTTCCAATAACACCAATGCCAGGATGATCGTATGCCATCAATCTCTAAAATATTTTCCCAAGGAAACTCATTGTAACCCTCGATGTCTGGCGAAAAAAATTCCTTTGTAAGATTCTCTATAGAAGGTATCATAAAAATATCGCTGAACCCGTGTAATGTTTTAAATGCTTCTAATAATTTATAATCAGAATAAAATTGTCTTTGTCCGAGTTCGGGTGTGATGAATTCTTTTAAACCATTATTAACTATTATTTTATTTTCTGACCAACTAGCCCATTTCTTTCCTTTGGGTAGAAATGTTTCCCAATTCCTGTCTTCTCTTCTATCTGCTAGTAAACTTAGTTTTTGATAATGTGCAATATTAATAATAATAATTTTTTTGTCGTATTTACTCCAATCAAAATCACTAGTAAAGGCATTTGTTATAGTTGCAAGATTTGATATGCCTGATTCTGCAATCACAAGGTGATCCCAGCCAAACTCCTTAGCTACAGTAGCAATAAAAGAATGTTTGGGAGGGGACTCGCACTCACAGCCTCCGATAAGAGAATCGCCTAAACCTAATATTAAATTTGCCATTGGAGCCTCATATAATCTGGGTGACTCCTATTCTGTTTGCCTTTTTCTCCTCTGCCAAACCCTTACAAAGTTCCCAAAAAGGAATCATATCTGGGAAAGTTTCAACAAAGTTTGTGTTTCTTCTTCTATCAAGTTCTGTAAACCAATTGTAAAAATCTATTCGTCCTTCTTTAACTTTATTCTCATCATAATTAACTTCTGCAAAATAATCTCGAACACGTCTAAATCTTTCATACTCTAATTTGCTAAATGTCCTACAATCCTCTTCGTTCATATTCTCTTGAATGAAATCTAAACATTCGTCGAAGTAAGGAAGGTATTCTTCTTTAGGCAACAAGTGCATATCATATTGTAGTGGCTCCTTTAAGTAAGGAGTGTCAAAACGAATCTTTCTGTCGTTTGGGTTTCTAGGATCAATGATTGGAATTACATCATTATACTCAGCACGCCAGTCTAATATTTTTTGTAAGAAGTCTTTAAATGACGACACGGATAAAATATTAAATGTTACCATGTGCGTGATGTGAGACTTACAACCTCTAATATAAGTGTCGTGATTCTTTTCCCATTTCTCTAAGTCTAGTCCTGTTCGCAAATACTCTGCTCTAGGGCCCCAGGTGTCCATACTAGAAAACAATTTAAACTTCTTAATTGCTCCAAGTTCCATAAGTTCATTGATGTATTTGGTTAACTTAACAACATGACGATTTACCATTCCTAAATTAGAGTTACAATTTAACTCCAAATGAGGTTTAGGGTTTTGTTTTAATTCTTCTAACAAACGCCAAGTCGATTTGTGTAGTAACGGCTCGCCACCTGTAATTCTAAGAATGTTTAATGTCTTAGACATCTCGGGCCACCATTTCCACCAAGCAGCAACATAAGGATTGGTGTCTTCATCTTTTAAAGACGTTAGATGTCCACTTGCCTCAATGTAGTCAATATCTAATGCGTGATTCTCAACCATATTAAATGGTCCGTGTTTTTTCATCTCATTATAAAAACTAGAACTAACAGCAGGGTGACAATAACCACATTTAAAATTACATTCGTTTGAAAATGCTACTTCAATATATTCTGGGTTAACATCAAAGTCCCATGGCTTAGCTAAAATTTCTTCCATACGTTCTGGTGTATGAATTGACTGATTACGAATCATTCTATCACTGATATGGGTATTAGGCATATCAGGATTCTCTGAATCAAGTCCTTCAACATTCCAACAATACTTACAGCCATCGGGCTTTTCACCAACAAGCATTTCAGCACGCTCTTGTTTTTTCTGAGGAGTATTGTGTAACTGCGCTGGATTTTCTGCCAACCCTTGTAAAGGAATATCGTGTGGGCGAGGGTGGTAACAAGAGTGGGTTTGTCCGCTATACATATAGATGGAAGTGTGATGCCACTTCGCTAAACAAAATGTCGGACTTACTTGTGCTTCTAGTTCTTTAGTTCTAGATCGAATACCATCTACATCTGATTCGTTATTTGCCATTCTCTTTTACGTCCTCAAAAAATTTATTAATAATAAAACCAACATGATCGTGCTTGTGGTAGGACGACGATGGCTTGTGATGATGTGAATTGTGGTTGGCGTAACCTATAAGAAGATTCAACCATTTGTTATTATAAGCGGAAGCATTTTCATATGGTTTGTCGCCATACTGGTGGCATATAATATTTAATAATCCGACTGATATGATTTGTATTGTAGCACCACCTGAAACAACAAACAACAATACCGGACTAATAGATAAAGTTAAAATCCATAGGGCGGCCCAAAGGAACGCATAATATCTTGCTTCCCATTTTAAATACTCAGCGTCAGGGCCTTTAAGTTCTTTCATTATCATTCTAGGGGAAGTCATGTCACCATAACTTGCAGTAAGGACTCGCCATAACGGCATATACTTTGGACTATGAGGATCTTTTTCTGTGTCTGCATATCTGTGGTGTGTTCTATGTACAGTGATCCAACCTAATATAGAACCTTGTCCCATTAAAAAGGCAATGAACCTTAATAGGTACTCTTTGTATTTGCTTGTTTTAAATGAGCGATGCGTAAAGTAGCGATGAAGTGAAATCTCAAATAAGGTTCCATATAACAAGAAGCCAAACCAAATGAGAGGTATTAAAAAGATTGATGCGTATTTAAATAGCAGAACGAATGCAATAATAGCATTCATTCTTATAACAAACTGCGCCTGTTTAAAAGCGGACGGCATTGTGAGATTCATTATTTTCTTCCTATAATCATATACCGGGTGAACCCACCTGTCTCAAATTCATCCTTAAACATAATGCCTGTTATGTCGGTACATTGTCTTTCAAAGTCTTCCAAAGAACTAGCTGTTCTAATATGTTCGTCTATATCAAAGTTATTGCTTTGTAAAACGTACCAAGTATTTATAGGAATATTATTCCACCATTTTTCGTATTGCTCTTGTGTAATGTGTTCGCAAGAAGTATTAATAACCATGTCCGGAGTTAACTTGTATTCAAAGTCTTCCATAGAACAGGTTACAGGATATATGTTATCGTCAGGCAATGTTATTCTTTTAACAATGTCTTTACACTCTGGATCTATATCTACAGTTGTAATATTTACAGACTTGAAAAGTAAGTTATCAGAAAGTAGCCCTGCTAAAACACCGTACCACCCTCCGAATATAACAACATCGGATATTTTCATGTCTTCAATTGATTCAATCAACCAAGCCTTACTATCAAGTTGACTTGTAAAGAAACAATCACTGAATCTAGAGCTCAGGTGATTTTGATATCTAACATAATCCATCCATATGGCTAAACGTTCTTTGGTTATAATCATGCAACCAATACTTTTATTAGACCGCTCAATAACATAAAGGTAATAACGCCATTGAGCATAATCAAAGCTCTATCTTTCCACATCAAGCCAACAACAAGCCAACAAGATGCACCGACAAGGGAAAGAACTAAATCATATAAAATAAATTCAGCAAGTCCTGCTGATCTAATGGATACTGCAATTAAAACTGCTATACTGCCAAACCATTTAATCCACCAGGACCAATCATACTTGGGTGTAGCACTTTTAAAAATTCTATTACTATTTGCGAGTTCCTCAGGTGAAAACTCCTTATCAGTCATCTCGTGCATTAACTCCCCAATCAATAACAACCGGGAACCTTGGGATTCCGTCTGGTGTCTTTTCAAAATATCTGCAAGTAACCCAAGTTGGTTTTACTTCTTGCTCTAATAGTTCTTTCAATACTTGTTGATTGCCTCGAACTCCACTATTGAAAGTTCTTCCGTCACCTAAGTCTAGTGTAAAGTGTTTAGCATAACCTTCCCAGTTTCCTGAGCCTTCTAAAACAGCAACAACATCATATTCTTCAGTGATAAACTCTTTTCTTTTTAGCAAGTTCTTACTTCTTTTGTTTTCGTATGGCGCATTGTTTCTAACCATTTGTCCTTCGTAACCCTCGGCTTGATAAAAAGAGTATCTTTCATCTAAAGCATCCTGGTCGCCACAATAAACAGTTGGTACCGATTGAACGGGAGCCATTTGCCCGTCTTCTAAATATATAATATTAAATACATCGGACACAAAAGAAATTCTATCTGAGAAATCAGCATCTAAGCTAGTTGTAAACACGCAATCATAAACGTGGTATTGTACAATTGCTTCTCTTACCGCGGCTTCTTCAATTGAAGTAGATTCTTTTCTAACAAGAGAAGTAATTTTGTT